AACAAGTGCAAGTGATTTTAGTATAAGAACAGGCAATTCCGAACGAATGAGATTAACGAGTAGTGGACAATTGTTATTTAGTCGCACTACTTCAAGTTCAACAGATTGTATAAATATAGAAACTTATTCAGGATTTAGCGGAAGAGGTATTTTATTGAATATGGATGCTGGTAATGATGCAATTACAATAGGTGGTGCAGGTAGTCAAAATGCAATTAATGTTACTAATTCAAGCAAGAAAGTAATTATATCAAATTTAGGTGGTAGTGGAACAGTAACAGTTCAAGCAGATAATAATGGAACATTAATTAAATCATCTGATTCAAGTTTAAAACAAGAAGACAAAGAATATAAAATACAAGGACTTGCTGAAATTTTACAATTACAACCAAGAGCCTATAAGTGGTTAAAGGATATTGAAATAAGAAAAGAAGAAGCCGTTACCGAAATAGGATTTTTTGCTGATGAAGTCAATCCTATTATACCAAGTGCTGCACCTAAAGGATTTGATGGATTATATGGATTTAATGATAGAGCAGTAATGGCAGCTTTAGTAAAATCAATACAAGAATTAGAATCAAGAATTAAACAATTAGAAAATAAATAATATGTATAGAGAAATCCCTCATTTAATTTTTGACCTATTTATTCAAAGCATTAAAAATAAATAAAATGAAATACTGGTACATTAATCAATTAGACAAAAAGTAAACGCATTAGAGAATAAATAAAACAAATAATTATGGCAGAAGAACAAGAACAATCAACTGGTAGTTCTATGAAAAATGTTATCATAGGATTCGTTAGCACAATAACTTTAGGTGTTGGCGGTTGGGTAACTACTAAGTTAACAGGAGGTGATGAAAAAGAAGCACCTGTTCAACAAGCAGCTCCAGTAATTAATATCCAAAACAACCAAACGCAACAACAAGCAGCAGGTGGTGGTAAAACTGTAATTATAAAAGAGAAAGAAGTAGCAGCAAAACCTCAACCAGCTAAGCCTAAAAAAGAAGCGGATGAGTTCAAAGAAAAACCAGCAGCTTGGTAATGGCAAATAAAGCAAAAAAGCCTAGAGCAAAACGTAGCATACGTTCAGGCAAGAAAACAGCTCAATTAATCAATAGTAATCAAGAAACAATTTATAACGTATGGACAAGCCTCAACAGCAATCAGGTTTTAAAGACCTTTTAACTAGTTTAATGGAGAAAAGATGGTATGTAACAGCCATCGTATTAGGACTATTTGTATTAATCTTATTAGGAATATTTGCAGCAATCGCTACAGGTACAGCAATGGGTGCTGAGTGGAAGGAGCTGTTATTATTATTACTAGGTGCATTTATAGGTAGCTATGGTAAGATTATAGACTACTACTATTCTGATGCAGACAAGGATAAGATGTTAGTACAGAAAATGGATGAAGAAGATGGTGTAACGCTATCTCATACTAATGACATGAAGGAAACAAACAAAGTTCCAACACCGATTATTCCTGATGCGTTTATCAAAGGTGCTGAGGCTGCTAGAGATTTAGCTGTTACAGAGAACAGACAAAACTTTGAGCTTAAGAGAGACCAACAAGAGCATGAGCAAGAGATGGAGAAGTTAGAATTTGAATACCAATCACACAGACAATGTGAGCATGTTTGGGGAGATTCTGACGGAGACGGAGAATTAGAGTGCCAGAATTGTGGTTTACTAAAAGATAAATAAATGAGACTATACGTAATTACATTGTTATTACTTTCTGTTACAGCTAGTGCACAAGTTGCTACGACTAAGACAGAGAACTTCAAGGCTAGCTTTGAGACTAAAATTGACATCAGTCAATACATGGATTATGATGGCCCGACTATACCAATTCAAATCTTAAAATGCGGAATATCAGATGAAATGTATGAACAGTATCCAGAGCTTAAAGAAAAGCGTGTCGGTTTGGGTGTTGCAAACATCACCCTTGAGTACCTTGAAAACCTCAATCGTTTTACCTTTACAGAGGACAAGACGGAAATTAAAAACAGAATGGTCAAGCAATTCCAAGCCTCACAAGCAGGAATTTCTCAAGATAAGCTGGACGGAAGAGGAAAGATTAGACTAGCCCATTACTTCGTAGAGATTGAGTGCTACGATTATTCTATTTCAGAAGACGAAGAGATTAGAGTAAAGGATGGTATTAAAGAAACTGTTGTAACAAGAATAGGATTACAAGTACGATTTACGAATGCAGAGACAGGAGAAATTATAGCAGCGTCTGGTCTTGGAGAAGCAAAGACTACACGTGAAGCAAGCTTACTTAATGATGAGAATTTATCAGAAGTTAAGTTTAACCAATCAACCATAGGAACAGCCACAAAGAAAGCACTAGACATTGCGTGTGCTCGCATCCTATCAAGAATGGTTAAAAAAAATGTATTCCCTAAATAAAACACTTTTCTGTACGTTATTATGTACACTTTTAGCATTTTCATGGACGAATGTTAATGGGCAAATACTTACGAGCACTTTCATAGACCCATGTAGTAAGAAGGTAACTATATTTATAGTTCCACTACAAGGCACTACACTTACCTTTATGGGTAAGTCTAGGTACATAACAGCTCAAGATGTAAGGTCAGGAGCTTTAATGATTTGGGTAAATCAAGTATATGCAGAGTATTCAGCGCCATGCCCTGTTGCTCAATTAACACAGCAATTAACACAACAAACAGTATCTAATACCGTAGCAGCGGCAGCTAGTTCAGCAGCCTCAACGGCAGCAAGTTCAGCGGCATCATCTGCAGCGTCATCTGCGGCAGCAAGCGCACCACCTCCACCTGCTCCAGCAGCGTCATCTTCATCTAGTTCATCAAGTAGTCAGAGTAGCTCTAGTGAGTCTTCATCAAGTAGCGAGAGTAGCTCATCTTCTAGCGAAAGCAGTTCTGAGTCTTCTGAAAGCAAATCTGAAAGCAAGAGTGAAGAAAAATCCGAGGAGAAAAAGGAAGAGAAAAAAGAAGAAAAGAAGGAAGAAAAGAAAAAGTCTTCCGCAAAAGCAGGCCAAACGCCATTGATTTTTTCGTCTGATATGAGTGCGGTTCAACAGATTCAAGGTGAGTTCAATTTAATGGCAAATTTAGGCGTTTCTAGGGCATCTATGGCAGGAGACGTATCTTATGGCTCAACGCTTACAATCTTTTCAAATTTAAGGCAGTTTGCTCTATCTACTAGGTATTCTAAAATGAACATACAGGATGGTAAATTATGTGGTATTTCTACAATGTCATATACACTAGCTTATAATGCAGGAGATTTACTACATATTATAGGAAATTCATATGTGATGTCGCATAAATCGTATATCTATGGGTATGCTTTAAATATAATTAATACATCTATCCCATTTGAGGCAAGCAAGCAGCAGTTTTGGGCATCTTCTATAGTGCTGTTTGGTATGAAGCCTATTGCATACAGCAAAAGACTAGGAATAACCCCAGAAGTATTTATTATGTCTAGTCCATTGTCTTATTCTAGTAAATCAAAAGACCTTACAGCTACGAGTGAATTGACTTATATTGTAGGCTCATCATTTGATATAGCCATATCTAAGAAGTTTAGGCTTAGTACTAACGTAAAATACATGTACCCTATCCACATGATTGGCCTATTAGTAGGTACGAAATTTAATCTTTAAATTTGCAATATGAAAAAGATACTACAAATAGCAGTTTTGGTGATAGTTGTCTTGCTTGTGTTCTCAAAGATGACAGGAGTAAAGAACCCATTCTCACCTAAGATAAAATATGTTGCAGGCAAACCTTACGAGGTTATCAAGCATGAGATAGACACTGTTGACATTATTAAGACTAAAGTCATTACTAAAGAAGGTAAAGATATCTACCACGATACGACAATCTTCGTACAAGTTCCAATGAATGTAGATACATTAGAAATTATTAAAATGTATTTTGCTAAGAATGTATATAAGGATACTTTACGTTTACCAGATAGTTTAGGATATGTTATATTATTAGATACTATTAGCAAGAATACTATTGAGTCTAGAATGTTTACAGCTAATGTAAAGCAAAGAACAATCAAAGAGACTACAATTGTAAAGGAGCTACCTAAGACTAAGCTGTTTTGGGGTGTAGGAGCTTCGTTTGACAAGGTTAACTTTGTAAATAACGTACAAGTTAACTTATTATTGAATACTAAATGTGATAAACTATATAACGTAGGAGTTGGTGTTGACATCAATAAGACACCATTTGTTAACGCATCTATTTACTGGAAAATAAAATAAACATGAAAGAATTTTTACTTAGAATGTTCAGCGATAAGTCTGACGTAAATCAAAAGGCTGTATTAGGTTTTATATCGTTTCTGTTAATGGCTATCTATGCTCTTACAGATGTAGTTACAGGTGCAATGGGTATTGCATTTGTTATTGAACCTATCGTATTTAACGGCCTTATGTATACAGCACTAACTATGTGTGGTATCACTGGCGTAGAAGCTGTATTTGGTAATAAAAATATAAAGGAAAAGTAAAATGAATTTAGATAAATTGAAGGGACATATACCTGATTCTGTTATCAAACAGATTCCTGAAGTGTCTCAAAAGTTTGGTGTTAATACACCAATACGTTTAGCTCATTTCTTAGCTCAAACAGGACACGAGAGTGGAGGATTTAGAGTTACTACAGAAAACTTAAACTATAGTGCTAAAGGTCTTGTAGGTATATTTAAAAAGTATTTCACTCCTGAGAGTGCTGCTGAGTATCAGCGTAAGCCTGAGAAGATTGCTAACATTGTATATGCAAACAGAATGGGTAATGGCAATCAAGCTAGTGGAGATGGATTTAAGTTTCGTGGAAGAGGTTATATCCAATTAACTGGTAAGACTAACTACCAAGCATTTGATAAGACTGTTGAAGATAACATTGAAGCAAATCCTGATTTAGTAGCTACAAAGTACCCTTTACTATCTGCTGCATGGTTTTGGTCTAAGACTGGATTGAATGCAGTTGCTGACCAAGGAGCAACAGATGAGGTTGTAACAAAGGTTACTAAGAAAGTAAATGGTGGAACTATTGGATTAGCTGACAGGATAAAACACTTTAAAGAATATCATCAACTGTTATCTTAATGGAGAAGAATGCTGTTTCAATGCTCGTTGCATTTATATTAACATGCCTTGTGTTTATAATTATAGTAAGCTCAAGAGAAATAGCTAGATTAAATGATATAAAAAAAACAGATGCTGTTTTAATAGATTCTCTTAAAAATGAGTTAGATATAGAAATATTTGAGAAAGGTAGATACATAAGCATAGTTGAACAAGTATCTGAATCAGATTGTCCAGACGTAAAAAAAATAATACATGGCAAATAACGAAGCACCACAGCCTGCGAGTATAGCTATACAATCAGTATCTTTGGATGACCTTAAAAACATTGTAAAGAATGCCTAAGAATAAATTAGCGGGTAAACACCCAAGTTACCTTAAGTTAGGATGGAGTCCTAGTTCTATTGCTCGTAAAAGAGCATATGATAAAAAGTATGCCTCTACTGATAAGCAGAAGAAATATAGAGCTGAATTAAATCAAGCTAACAGAAATGCTGGAACTTATGGTAATGGAGATGGTAAAGATATGAGCCACAAGAAAGATGGCAAGATGGTTAAAGAACATCAATCTAAGAACAGAGGACGCAATGGTCAGAACGGAAAGTCAACTAAGAAATAAATATTATATATTTGCACAATAATTAATACAATAGATGGAACATTTTAGAATTTCAGACGAAGTAGGAGTATCAAGCACAATAGGTGCAGTTGCCTTAAACTTAATGACAATCTTCAACCTATCTAATATAAATATGATTCTAACCTTGATAATCTCTGGGTTGTCTATTACATATTTATGTATTAATATCTACCTAAAGCTCAAGGAGTTAAAAAAATCAAAGTAAGACGCTAGTCTTTTTTGCTGTAATCAATCTTAGCATTATCGTATTTGTATACTAATTCCCTTATCTTATCATTAAGTATATTCACTATAACTTGATACTTATCTCTTTCTTTTATTAAGTCTGCTATGTGTAATCTATCTTGAGCAGATTCAGTTGTTTTTATTACCTTCATGATACAATTTATTTTATGATTATAGCCGTCCATCAAATAGACAAGCATGCTGATGATATAGAGTTTAAAAGACTTTATTTATGCTCAAGTAAAGATATTATAAAAGAATTAGAAGAAGGTTATCTAGATGACTTCTTATCTTATGATAATGGTGTAACTACTGATATAAACGACCCATTCTTATTATCTTACATATACGCAAATTAAATTGAGTCCCATATAGGAATCGAACCTATACACCCCTCGCTCTTTATCAGCGAAGACTCTACCATTGAGTTAATGGGACTATTAAATCCACCCCAAGTTTTTTTATAAATTACTATCAGGTTATTAATATTGGTATCTTGAGGTGGAATATCTTTAAAACAGATGCGTAAATCTAGCTATCTGTCCATGTATTTTATGGTGTAAGAAGCCTTCTATTGCTTTTGGTGAATGGACATACCCGTTACGGTGATGCCAACTATCTGCCCCGCTAGGACTTCTTAGTGATTCAATGGTTACGCCCATAATATCTTTAGAACGTTTGTGGTGAATATGGTGTGTGTAGAAGTATTTATGGTCTGATATACTCCACTCTTGCTTTGCTTCGTGTGCCATTAACAATGGTAAATCATTCTCTTTAGCTCCGTCTCCATGCGTAGTACCTATAAGGTTATTATGGTAGTGAAAATACTTTCTATGCGCAGGAGAACAGTTAAAGCTTACGTGTTGGTCATTGTGAAACCAAGACTGAATACTATCTGCTAAAAAGAATCCATTAGTATAGTCGTGATTAGATGGGTCATACTGAACGTGTACGTCAGCAATCTCTCTCAATACCTCTATCATTTCAACATGTAACTTTCTAGCGATTAAGAAGTTATCATACCACATGCCATCGGTATCTTGTGGAGTGCCACTTGTAGTCTGTCTTTTAGGGGTATCTATATGTAGAATGTCATTACCAATGATATATAATATTCTATCAGTCTTGAAGGCAGAAGCCTTTTCTACAATACCATAGACTCCTTCCATCACACGCTTAACAGCAACAATATTATTATACTCTTCACCTGTTTCAGTAGCTATGGCTAGCTTGCCTATATGCACATCTGCAGGGTCAATAATCAACAAATGGCTGTCTATTTTTATATTCTCTTTGTCTCTCTTAAGCTTATCATACTTAGGCGCATGTGCTTTCATTTCTGCAATAATATCATCTTTGATATCATCGTAAGACTTTTGGCTTTGCCCTTTTAAGTTGATAGAGAAGTGTTCTCCTTTGAACCAGTAGTGCTTTACATCTTCTACTGGAAGACCTTGTTCTTTACATTCTTTTTCTAATGCGGAATGCTTGCTACGTATGTCTTGTAGGATGACCATTTCGTCTGGAGTGAGTCTTGGTCTAAATTCTTTTTTGCTCATGTGTATAGATGGGTTAGTAATTGGTTTTGCTAAACTACAACTTTTTTATCAATTCCAAAACTTCTAGGCATTCTTTTTGCGATTTTGGAAAAAATAATTTTGGCTGTACGTCACTCATGCCCCACTGAAAGAACTTCCATTTAAGTTTATTATCATTTCTCCAGAACCCTTTTGTGTCTACAATAACATTCTTACCGTGCCCTGTAAAATCAAAGTCAACAGTAAGCGTCATTGGTCTAACAGTTTTTCCACTATACTTAAACGATGGAACCATTTCATAGCATACTTGAAAGTCAAATGGTATATTGCTATTACGAAGAAGCTCATAGAAGTATAACTCTAGTTTAGAATCAAACTTTTCGCCATGCTTGTGAACCTTCTTTATTTGCTTCATTAAGACAAAGCTAACTCACTTTTGCAATATGACAAAGAAGTTCTTAATATTTCTATTTTATAATGAGCCTCTTTGATTAACAGCTCCATTACGTTATTATAAAAAGAACAGTCTCCAATAGCAAAAGACAGCATCACCTTGCGCTCGTTTGCACTACCCTCCTCGTCTTTTATATTCATCATAGCCTTTACAGCTAGCTTATCTGTTAGGTATTCAAGGGTAGCCTTACAAACAGCCCCCATCCCAAGTATGGATGATATCTCTGTTAGGTGAGCTATAATTTCTTGTGGGTTAGAACAGTCAATCTGTTTTGATACAAACTTCTGGAACTTGTCATACATGACTTTACACTCTTCAAACTGACGCTCTTCATTAGAGCCTGCATTAAATGTTACGTTAATTGGTTTCATTTTTATTTTTTTTACTTGGTTTAAATCTAATTGCAAATTCTTTTTGATATAAGGTAGAAAAAACCCTGCCCTTTTTCTTGATAGCTAACTTCAAAACATTCTGACCGACACCAAGCTTCTGCTCGGCAATCTTCAATGTTTTAAACTCTATAACCTTACTCTTTCTTAATTCTAAATCAGCTATACTAACATCATACGCAAGTATAGGTATTCTTTGGTCATCTATAAATACATAATTGCTCGCCATCTAAAATCTACATTTATACTTTATTAATAACTTTTCTCTATCAAAAGGCAATGCTCCATTGATATCCGTGAACTCAAGACCTCTGTTCATCTTAATCATTACAGGGTTGCCAGTCCTAGTGGGCTTGCCTCCAGTCTCTGCGTTACGTACCTTATCAATAGATACTTGCGTATACATCCACTCGTCTTGAGACTTAATCTTTCTATGCAGTGTTATAAAATAATCTACTCTATTATACAATGCAGCGCCTCCTTCTGTATCAGCAGCGTGTGGCATCTTCTGATTACCCTCGCTGTCTCTTTCTCTTTGAGAAGCTGTTGTAGTGTGAACAGATAAGAATATAGTTGTGTTATACTTTTTAGTGAAGTTTAGCATCTCGCTGTATGCCTCGTAATCGTATATATACTTATTCTTAGCAGCTGTTAGCTCCATCTTTAAACTATTGTACGGGTCAATGAATACACCCTTAAGAGACTTGTATTGCATAAGCACTTTTGCATGCTCAAGTATCTCACCGTATGTATACATATTATCCGTAGACAGAATAAAGAAATGCTCATCTACAAACTTAAGCGCTACGTTATGCTCGTGGTCATTCATCTCTACAATCTTCTTGCCTATAAAAAACTCCATGAGTTTCATCTTAATAGACGCAGACTGATTCTCTCCCATATACATCATCCAATTCCAATCGTAATGTATCGCAGATAGGAATATAAGCCATAAATTGACCGTTGTCTTACCAATGTGGCTATGTGCTAGGGAAGCGTAAAATTCGCCCTCCTTGAGCCTTAAATGCTCATCTAGCTCAGTATATCCAAATGGCAGACCCATAGGTATCAATCCAGCCCTGAATTTATATATAAAATCATCGTCTCTTGTATTAGATGCAAGGAAAGATAAGTCCTCCTCCATTACACCAATCTCTCTAGTGGCCTCCCTAAATGAAGTTTCTAGTTCAGATATAGGCATGGTCATGCCATGGCGAAGTCCATCTTCAATAGTCTTCTTAGCAAGCTCCATGTTATCTACATCCTTCTTAGATATTTCATGCTCTAGGATGCCCTTAGCTATATTATATTCTATATGTTTTGTAGCGACATACCCTCCCATAAGGTGAGCAGCTTTCAATAAGATGTGATGCTTCTCTCCGTCTGGTGCTAACCTAATCATTCTAGATGCTACATCAATCTTTTTATAGTCTGTGTATCCATCACCGAACTTTATGTTTGCAGGGGCTGTTTCTTCTTCTTTTAAAATATTATAGAATATACTAGCTGAGCTATTAATATAGATATTGGGGTCGTATGACATAAACAGCACCCTTGAAGGGTTTCTTGCTGTTGGGTCAAGCCCTTGAATCATATCTAGTATAGCCTTATAATGTTCTGCATGCTTATTGGTATCACCTATCTTAATAATACCATGAATACCCTTGCCACTTGCAGATGTCCATAGTGCAAATATGTAAGGATTCTTTTTTAACTCCTCCTTCTTTGCCTCTATATCACTGATACCATCCATATCAATAGGTACAAATCCGCTATGAAGCGTAAGGGATTTGTCATCTCTAAAAGAGATTGTCTTCTCGCCTCGTTCATTAATCTTTTCTATACCCTTATTAAATAATCCAGCGTATAAAACACATGGAAGATTTTGTTTTAGTGATGGTATCTTATGGTCTTCTTTACAATTTCGTATAGCCTCTACTTGTTCCTTGTATGCACCATCTCTAATGGCCATCAATACTTCTCTTAGGTCTTTCTCTATAGGATTTGTTACATTCCTAATATTGTCAAATATCGTTACTGCGTATTTCATAGGCTAAAAAACCCCCTACTAGTTTTTCGCTAGCAGGGGGAAAGAAAAAAAATGGGTAATATAAACTAGAAATTCAATCCGTTGCTTTCTGGAACGAATCCAGACTGAGGCTGTTGCACAGGTTGTGATTGTACAACTTGAGCTTGTACATCTTGCGTTTGCACTACTTGGCTAGGGCTTACGTAGTTATCTTCATAGATATTATAATCTGGTTGCTTCTCTTGAGTTTTCTTTGAGTTAAACCACATGTTATACCTCTGTCCATTTAATGTGAAGTTAATTACTTCCCCTCTTGGGGTTTGCTTTTTCCAAGCGCCATACGACGTTCTCTTTGGTGTTTCTTGTTGCATGTTATATTATTTATTGGTTAAAAATTTAAAAATAACCCGCCAATGTAGAAACATAGCGGGGGTGGGGGTTACCTATGTCGCGTTAAACTATTTTTTCTTAGCTATAATTTCTACATCGTAGCCATAGCTGGTAATTAATTCTAATATAGCTCCCATAGAAACTGTTCTAGGGTTGCCTTGTTTATCTTTATACTTACCGCTATAGTTTACATAGAACCAATAATTGTCAGACTTATAGTCTTCACATATACTGTCTACAATCTTCGCAATCTTTGGGTAATGTTTGGTTAGCTTTGCTTTGGTTATTCCTTTTGTCTTTGTGGTCATATGGTTTCAATGGCTATTCTTTGGTTATAAGGTCTACTCTTACTAATTTACCATCTTGGATTTGTGCTTTAAATGTGTACATGTGTTCCCAAGGTTTACCGTAAAATTCTACATCACCCGTATGGTAGCTCTTTTTTATTTTTTGGTTAATTTTTTTTAATTCAATGCTGAAAAGTTTTTCTGGATTATCTGTTGGGGTCATTTCATATTCGTAGTCTTCATAATATAAATAGCCATCTTCTCCAACTTCATATTCTAAAAACTCTCTTTCTAAATCCTTTGTTTGGAATTCTAGGTCAGACAAGTCTTCTAACTCCTGCGCATCATTGATAGGCAGAAACCTAGTATTTATTTTGAGCGTATCAAATCTTCCCATATTTTATAAATTTGGAGGGACGAAAATCTCCCGAAATTATCCCTCCTTTGCTATTAACACAATAAATGATATTGCGAATATACAATCTTTTGCGAAACTACCAAAATTATTTAATCCATGATGGTAAGTCTATCTTAATATGTGGATTATTGAACTCATATCCTTTGTGCCACTCGTTATTCTCCATGCACTTTTGAAATCTAACTATAGTATCTGAAAACAGCTCATGCCCTTTCTTCAAATAGTTATCTGTAGCGTCGGCTATATATGCATCGTATGGACTTTTAGTTTCTATAATTAAATACTTTATAGGCTTGTCTGAAACTATATTATATATTCCAGCCTGCATATGATATTGTCTGTTATAAAAATCACGCATTAAATTTTCAGGGGATGCATCCATGGTCGTCTTTACTTCTAGGATATAGTCTTCAGCTACACCATCAAAGAATCCACGTATAGGTAGTCCTCTAACTTCGTGGCGGAACTCTTGCTCGTATTGATGACAGTTATGTATCCATGAAGCTAACTTAGGATTAGATAGTACATTATCAGCTAATGCCATCGCTTCATTATAGTCATTCTCCATTACTACATCTTTACCAACAGAATCTTCTACAAACTTAGCGTATGCTTCTTTTCCTGCAGTTGTTCGCTTATCTATTGTACCCATGACAGCAAATTGATTGTTGAACTTTGAAGGTTCTAACAATAAACAGTGAACCATACTACCAAATAACATGGCAGCAGTTGTTTCTCTTTTTCTGTTTAGATAGTCTAGGTAGTGCCTAGGGGATTTAGCAAATTCTTTTAGAGAGCTGTAGCTAAGAGGTCGCTCTTGTAGTTGTTCAATTGTTATCATGGTTTCATTATTTCTGTTATTGGTACTAAAAATCCTTTTGAGGTATTCTCATCTCCACCCATTTTAAGGTATCTCCTTTCCTTGTAGTATTCCCTAAGTTTTTCTTTAAGGAATTTTATTTCAAGTATGAGAGCGCTACCAGTGTATTCTAATTTATATATCCAGTAGTCAGCAGACGTTGTAGCTATGCCACTAGGCTTACCTCTTGATTCGTATTCTATAAAAATCCTACCCGTATCATGAGCTATCCTATCATACTTAACTTCAATCTTGCTTCCGCCTGTGAATATGGACGAAACCCAATCCTCCGCAGATTCACCGAACTCAAGGTCGTAGTCAAAGCTTCCAGAATATTTCATTGGTTATTTTTAAAACGTAAGACTTTGTCTGATTATCTTTAGTTCACCTAATGACTGACCTAATACTATACCTAGATGTAGGTTGTCGCCCTTCTCTATGGCCTTTGTAAGAGACTGAATAATAATATCCAGCTCTTTTTCTGCTTCTTCTCTTGTCATGATTAATTAGTTAATGATAATAACTCAGCCTCTAATGCCTTAGATACCTTAAACTCATTACGTAGGCCACCTATATTGATATTACCTGCCTTGAATCCTTGTACGATAAGAGACCATTTAGGATTATTCTTATTCAACCATGGCTTATTATCTTCAGTCTTTGGAACTGCAGCTACTTGTTGAGGCTGTGGTGTTACGTGTTGAGCTGATACTCTATTTACTGATACAGCAGGAGTCTCTTTATCATGCGTATTAGTTGCATCTGCATCCTTTGTATCATCAATAGCTAATAGGCCATTCAATGCGTACTTACGAGCGTAAGAGCTTGCAGCACCCGTGATTTGAGCGCCATCCATGCCCTTCTTTGTTTCCTCTTCTCTAGCCCATCCCGTAGAGCCTACAAGAGTCTTCTTGTCATCAGATATAAGTGTAGCTGTAGCCTTTACATAGATACGACTACCTACTTCTATTACCTCATCTGTAATATTAAGGTAGAAACCATACTTGTGTGCGATAGGTTTAACAGCCTCTATAATGTCTTCCGCACTGCGGTAGTTATAGTTACCAAAGCTATTGCGTTGGTTCTTGGGAGCTTTTAGCTCCTCTTGGATTTTTACGATACTCATGTGTTATTTATTTATATTGTTTGCAAATCTACAAAGATGCTTTATAACATCCAAATTATTTACGTATATTTTTTAAGAAAGATATTAACGATAATCCTACATATAGCATAGCTGCTAGTGGCACGCTTATCAGGAAGAATTTCAGGAATTCTAGTGTTTTAATTGCGTAGTGTTTCATGTTATTTGATTTAATGGTGTACCCCTATATCGGGTTCTATATCCAAGGAAAAGTACCCTGTGAATATTCCGCTACTTTATATTCAACTTGTAGCTTCAAAGCCCTACTGTGCGCCCCATATCCTAGGGGTATATTGGTTTTAATACTTAAATTTCCTTGTCGGCAGTTGTCAACCCGTAAGACATTGCTACCACTTTTACCAATATATATCATCTCCATCTAGAAAAAGGTCGGCAATCGTATGCTCCCGAAAACCTAGACGTTAAGCACATAGAACAGCAAACTTTCATTCCGTACACCGTTGCGTATACGTAGGGTAAAACGTGTTAAAACCTAACCGATAGGGGGTGGAAATAAAAAACCCACCAAAGTGAGATTTTGATGGGCTTTATAAGCAGACCTCGTTTTATTGAGGCTTGGGTATAAAACCCGATAACGTAATCTCACTACCTTATCGGATTTATACAGCAAATTTACATAAGCTGTTTTAAACTACCAAATTTATTTTTTATTAGTGTTTAAAGAAGCTACTACTTTGCTTTCTCTTATCTCTATGATAGAATCACTACATGCTAATATTAAAGCTGTTAGGCGCTCCATTTGGTCATAGTCTAGTGAGAATGATATGTCGTCTATCTCTATGGTGACAGCGTCGCCTTGGTCATTTACGCTTCCAGCATACTCTCCTTGTAGCTTTTCATTCCAATATTCGTTGTCTGAATAGCTTAAAATAGTTCCATCTGTATGGCTGTGAAGGATGTCAAAATTGTGTTCTAATCCTTTTGAGTATACGTTTGTTACATATACTTCAGCTACTTTAATTCCATTTACTTTGCTTTTTGATTTCTTCGCCATAGCTTGTATCTTTTATCTGGTTTATAATTAAGTCCTTGTATTGGTTTTCCATTATTAGGCTATCTACAACAGCTTCAGCCTTGGTTGCTCGTACATTTACGACGCAGTATTCATGCATATATCGTAAAAATACGATTAGTGTTATTAGCATAGCTACGATTATAATTGGTCTAGGTATATACATGGTATAAGTTTTAGTAAGTTAATAGTCTAACCTCTAGCTCCACAAGTCTAGCATTAAAGTCAGCATCTTTCTTCTTAGCCTCTATGTTGTGAACAGCCCTAGTCGCAAAGTCACTCGTAGTAGACCTATTAAGGGTCTTCGCTATAGTGTAATTCTTAAGTCTAGTGTGCTTTTTCATGATATAAGCAGTTACATCAACAGCCTCCTTTACATCATTTACTGATGAGAATAGGTTTATTTTGTACGCTTCAGATACTATATCTTTTATAGCATCTATAGCCATTAAGTCTTTCTGGTGCATATGTTATTTTATTTTAGTGGTTAATCCATAAGATTTAAATTCTCCTACATCTCCATGCCATAGAGCATGCTCCTCCCTATACTTTAGCCTATAAAAAGACTTTATGTACCTAGTCTCAGCTGATTCGCTGTCTATAGATATAATCATAAGCTGTCTTGTCAGCTCTCTTATATTGTCTTTTAACAGCTCATTGGTATGCTGTAGTTTCTGATAGCTTGTCATATATTATTCGTTTATAAGTTTATAGAATATGAATTTAGTTAATTCCCATATCGTTATTGTTATAATTATTTTTATCATTTATTTCTCCATTTTTAGGATTAGATAAAGTAAGGCGCTGTAGTTACATAAATCAATGACAGAGTCTTGAATAGATTCGTTCTGAACAGATTTATTTGATGATAGTAATTGACCTAGCCTTGCCACCTTAGTGCCAATTAGGTTAAGACAATTAACAGCATCGGGGTTGCGCGTACCTTGGTTGACAATCATGCCAGCTAATCTGAAATTAGATAGCACGTCCTCACCCGCGTAGTCATATCCTTTTTTATCTAGTATGTCACGCTGTATAGTAAATAATTCATCAAGCAGTTGAGTTCTCATCTCTGCTGTTAGTATTGCTTTGTCGTAGCTTAGGCTTGGCTTCTCCGCTCTTGGAGTCTGAAAGATTTGTTTTAGTATGTTCATTTTTATTTAATTTTTTATATGGGCAATGACGGCATCCGTTGTTACAGCAGAATCCCCTATCTAAAAGGAACTTCTCCGTAAACACAACCATGCCATTATCTAAGTAGAACTTTGGCTCTTCCATTCTATTAGATTTTTTATAGCTATAGATTTCTTTTCATACTCAGCGTCTGAGAAACATAAGTCATGGTATACATTAATATTATGTAAAACCGTAGTATGGTCTCTGCCTCCTATACTCTTACCAATTTCAAGTAGTGTCCACTTAAGATATTGATATGAATAGTAGCAGTACATATTTCTAGCCTGCGTTAGCGGTCTAAATCTATACTTGCTTTGTATCTGCTTAAAAGGTATACCCGTTACTTGTTCAACTGATTCTATTACCATCTTCTGCGTGTATATAGTTTTTTGTTCTTGCACGGCCTTTTTAAACTTCAAAGGGATATCCGCTCCACGTATGCCTACAAACACATAAGGACTTATTACTACTTTTTCTTTTTCTTCACACATACTTTTTGATTGTTTTTATATTTTGGATAAACCCACAAGTGTATAGGGGTGAACTCTCCTACATATGCGTCTAGTATATTGAATGACACCCATTCAGATGCCTCTTCAAATGACATTGTGCGTGCGAATATCAGCTCCATTTTGTATATGTCATACACAACCTTGCCGCATTCAGTAATGCCTACTATAGCCTCGTCTAGTCCATCCCACATTACAGCATCGGGATTAATTTCTGATAAATGTTCTCTTATATTTTTCATGTTAAAGTATTTGAAACATTCCGACCCCGTGTACATGTAGTACGTAAGACCTTCCAATTGTTTTCATGTCGTATACTGATACCCTATAGTCTCCTATAATACTATCTCCAAGGTACTCGTATGATTCGGGTATAGTCCTTAAGTTTATCATTGCAACTCCAGAAATATTTTCTATTGTATCAATAGCATTTACTGAGTCTATAGCTATCTTTAATTTTTGTGCGTTAGTCATTGTCTGATGTATTAAATGTTGTCTCAATAGTATGTCTCTTAAATACTCTTACACCTTTGTCACTATCCTTTGCATACAGCATGATAACATGTGTACCACCATAGTCTATGATTTGGTCTGCTTGGTTTCTGAATGTGTTTTGGTAGTAAGCTAATGCGTCTTCGTAATTGGTGAATGAGTCAGTACTCTCAATTTTTTCTTCGTCTTGTGTTGTTAGAGCGTATACTAGGTATGTCATTGGTTTGTTTTTTAGTTGAGAATATAACACCTAGCAAGTATATGATAACAGCTAGAATAATATATTCAATCATTTGTTTTTGTTAAGATGTTCTTTAATAAGATTAATAATCAATGCTACAGCACTGATAAGAAACCCCGTGAATATAGTTAGTTGCGCGTATTGTAGGTACTTTAAATCGCTCATGATATGGATATTTCATATGTGTTAATCAATTGGTCGTAGTACTCGTCGTAGTAAAAATTAAATACGTCTTGAGCCTCGTCCGTGTATACAAGTGAATCATCGTCGTCACCCCCGTCAGATACCCATAGGTCATTTTCATTAAACCCTTTTTCAAATGGTGCATTTAAGATAAAATCAATTGCAGTTCTGTGATGCGCCATCTCTGATGCGCGCTCAACTAGTAGTGAATTCCATTGGTCTTGTGTCATGGTGTTATGATTTTGTGTAAAATTAATTAATTACTTGCAGTTTAGCAAATTTAAATGAATAAATATTGGCGGTCATTGTGGTATGGCTTTAACTCTACCACGAAGTCTTCTACCTTCTGCTGTTCTAATATACTAGATGGCTTAATAGTAATATACCCCTCGTCCTGCAGGTATTCAATCATCTCGTCTATTAAGTCGCGCTTTCTAGTACAGCTGTATGCGTCCTTGATTACATCCATAATGTAATATGGTGCAACATCGTCGCACATTTGTTCTAATTGGTTTTTTTGGTCTTGTGTTAACATGATTTGTTTTTTTATATTTTAATAAATCTTAAATAGCAGTTGCTTAAATCCATGGAGCGTAGTGATACAGCCTCTTCAAAACCTTTTAAGGAATAGACATCGCCAAAGGTCTCTGCCATATCCATAAACGATTCATTGTCAGACGTGTATACGGGCTTGCCGAATAAATCCTCGTCGCTCATTCTAGATGTGTCTATAATATAGACCCTCATTTCTTTTGCCATATTATTAGTTTAGATAATTTAAAAAGTATGCGTTGTACGTGTCGCATCCCACGTTAACCTACATTTCTTCCCAATACAGCAAGTTAGGTGTCCAAGACAGCTCAATAATAGTGCCTGCTATTAAAAATGGCATGTGTATGTGTCCTTGTGCTGTAAGTTTATATTTTTTCTTTTGTGCCATGATGATAGTTTTAGATTTCCCAAATCATTATAGTTCCAGCGTCATGCCATTCGCAATACCATCCTAGTTTCTCTAGGTATTCACCAAAGTCTTTTCTTACTCCTAATGAATAATCCTTTGATTCACTCCAATAGTCAAACAGCTCTTGACCTTTAGCATTACGTGGAGACTCTTCTCCGCTTGTCCATATGCCACCTTTATTGCCATTAAACTCTTCTGATGTTCTTAAAAACATTGTCGGGTATTTAAAAGACAAAAGACTTAATAATTTTTTTCTTTTCATGATTTTATATTTTATTTAGCTAGATAATCTATGTGAGCCTTTGCACCTTCTAGGGTTGTCCACTCTGAGCCGTCTATGCTTGGGTAGTACTTGTCTCCTATTAGGTATATCCAATAGTGATTGTAATACCACCTATCTTGATTATTTGCCATTGTTATTAGTTTAGATAATTTAATATTAGTTTTCTTCTTCGTATAAGCTATCTTCTATTGAGTCAAACAGCATAATAGATGTAAGTACGCTATTGGTCTCTGAATCGTATAGGTCTTCAAAGACATAGTTAACAGCACATACGTCTGAGTCTTCGTTCTCTCTAAAGTTTACATTTAATGTAGATAGGTCATATGCGAATTCGGTTTTTAAATCGTGCAAGAAGTTATATAGGTCTTGCGCTGTAAATTTCTTTGCCATAATTATTTATTTAGTTTAAGTGTTCGGTCTGCAAATATGTTTAGCGGTTGATTGCTAGGTAAGTGTAGAAACTCTCCAATGGTAGAGTCATTGTCGTTAACTCTAATGAATTGTAATACGTCACCTCTCCTAGGCTTGATAAGGTCATGGTCTATACTTCTATCCTCAAGTAATACCACCCAATCATGCTTAGATAAGTAATTACTAAAGCTGTCCATGATAATAGATATCTCATTGTTTTTGTATGCGTTTAAGAAGTTGACCATGCATTCGTACTCAGGTACTTCACCTACATTGTAGATAGACTTTTCGTACATAGCAAATAAGTCTAGGTCAATCCCGTGTTGGATATCATACTCAACACCTTCGCCAAGTATGACAATTCGTAAGTTTACGAATAGATAAAATGAATAGTTCATTGTGTTAATATTTTAGATAATATAATAATTGTTTACATGTATAAAGGAAACCAAGACTTGATTGTTCTATGTGTTAGGCCGTCAATGAATTGCTCTGACCTACATTCTAACAGCTGTTTTAATAGCGTTGTAGGGTCATTCTTAAGGTGAAACAATAGGATATCAATACCCTTCTTGATTCTATCCTCATGCCTTCTGCCTCGCTCGTAAACCCTTGCATCGTCAGACATTACATAGCTGTAGTCGTGTACGTATACATCGTCTAATAGATTAGATAATATAATAGCCTCGTCTTCGTGTTCAATAGTAGCGAACACGGGTCTTTTAGATTGTTCTACTTTGTCTTGTGGTGTGTCGTAGAATACATTCTTCATGATAATTTTTTCCATTTTAATTGTTTTTAATGTAATCTAATATTTTATCTGCGTGGTAACAGCTAGTCAAGTCGTTTAAACAATTGGACATAGCCTCCTCGCCCCAATCAAAAAATCTGCGATTAATTAATACCTCTTTAGTGTCCCAATCTAGCGCTTGTATGGTCACGTGACCTTTAGCTTTAGATACTTTAATAATACCTCCGATGGCATATTCGCCAATTTTGAATTGCTTTGTCATGATTATTTTGTTTTACGATTTTCTAATTTCAGATACCCTAAAAAAGATAAACAGCCACCTACAAATGCTACTGCAAAGTAATTTGCGAATTGATTGTGCTGTTCTAGTTGCATCAATACAGCTAGCCAAAGGATGCTGAAGCAGGCTGTCAAGAAACAAAAAGTAATAATTGCGAATGCATTTTTCATGATGATAGTTTTTAATGTTTAATTAATTTCTTAGATAATGAATCGTCTCGGGTTAAGTCAGAAGATAGCTCTATGTTTATAATATGAATCAGCGCATTAGTTTTATCTAATGTTTCCATTAGTCTATTGTCGTCTAAATTATCAACTAACTTTTTTATATCATATTGAATCATCGCAATGCGGTGTTCCAATTGCTGTGTGTAGTTTAATTGCTGTGGGTTGTTCATAAACTTTAATTTAATAGGTTATCTAATTTATCATTCAACTTATTTAAGTCTAGCTTTGCTAATACTTCTGCGTCTGCTTGGCTTATGCTGTATTCGTTCATCAAGAATAACAGCCTCTCAAGGAATGGTTGTGCATCCCAATTTTTAATGTTTGTCATTGCGTTATTAGTTTTTAATTAATGTTCTAATTTGAGGGTGTAGTGTGTCTACTACATTGATACCGAATCCTAGCTCAGATGTATTCTCAGATATGTTTCTCATATCAGAATAACTGAAAACCTTTATACCAATTAACTCAGCAAACTTTTCTGCTACATTGTTATTGGGTATAAAAAATACGTCAGACGAATTGTATGCGTACTTCTTTTTAAATTCTGCTACCATAAGATTATTAGTTTAGATAATATAAAAAAGGAGGAGCATTGCGCCCCTCCCGTGGTGATGTATTAGCCTGCATAGATTGTCTCGAACAATTGCTCGTCAAGATTCTTTTGTTGGTCAAACGTCTTCTTTAACTTGCCATGTAACAGCTCGTTGAATGCGTTGTATACAATCCATTGGTTAGGACGTGTATTCAATAGCTTAGACTCGCGGTTGATTACGTCAAAGACAAAACGTGCGTTAGCGCTAGGCTCGGGATTCTTATCCGATGCCTCGTATTTGAATAACCCTAGGGTCTTAGCTGTAGCTTTTACGTAGTCTTCTACATTAGTAACGGGACGCTCTGCAAGCACCTCAAACTTACGCTTAAGGGTAAAGAATTCGTTGTCCATAAACTGACCTACAATCTCGTCTAGCTTAGGCATAACTACCTCAGCAATATTACCGCGGTGCTTAACACTAAACCCGATGTTGAAGTTAGCTACATGTAAACCATTGTCACATACCTTGCGCCAAAATCCGATAGACCCGCTAGTCTTACAGCTACCATCGTAGCTATTAACGAATCGTAACATTGGACGTAGGATGTCTTGTTCACCCTTGATTTCAATCTTGTAGCGGTCATCTGCTAGGACATAATCCACTGCGAATGAGCGGTTATCCTTGTTCACTGAGCGCTGTTTGTAGTAGATGTCAGCGTCAATCAACTTTGATTCTGCTTCGTAGTAGAATTTACGATTGTCTAGGTGTCCGTAGCTAGATGATACCACGTTAACGATTTCGTTCTCGCAGATAACTGCTTGCTCTAGTCCTTTACGTGTGGCCATACCTGTGATTTCAGATAAACTCACAATTGAGGATTCAACAAAGACATTGTCTTGTCTGCTGTTCTCTAGGATTGTGTCAATACTACGCTCCGCGCTTGCTGTTGTCTTTGCGCTGAATCTTGATGTCTCGTCTAATACTTTTGGTGCTGTTTGATTTCTCATAACATTTATTTTTTTTGGTTAAGATACCCGTGGGGGCGGGCATTTCGCTGATAAACAGCTCGTCAGTTAACCTTTATGCTAGTCTTGGTAAAAAATCCTCGTCCTCGTCTCTTAATCCTATGTAGTCGTGCGCAATGGTCTCACGTACAATACTAGGATTGTCTCTTACTAGGTTTTTTAAATTGTCTACGTATGGACATAGTTTAACAGCTATATCCATTTGGGTGCGTGCGCTTGCAAGTTCACCTACGAATTCCTCAACTATTGACAGCGTGTCGCATAGTTGCTCATACTTGTTGCTTAGTAATTGTTCCATGGTATTAAATTTTAGTTGTATATGTTTACTCTATATTGGATGCTGTCCTTGTGCGCCATCGTGATAGTTACGCTTGACCTCACGCTGTTTAAGGTAGAAACGTGCATGGATTCATCTGCGACGCATTCTTTGTACTTCTCGCATGCTTCATCCCATGTGCTAAGCTCGTAGGCAATAGCTAATTGCTTGTAATCTAGGTTAAAATGGCTTGTCTTGGTAATTGATACGATGTAATCTTTGTTCATAATACATAGGTTTTTTGTTAATGTTTCGTCATTCTGTGACTCGTCAGCGCGGTGCTTTTTTAACCGCGTACATTGGGCTATCGTCCTAGTAAACCGACTGCAACTGAGACAATCTCAGCTCGTCCATTCTATTATTCTAGAATCAGATTCCGTTGCTGTAAGGTCATCGCTACCTATGTAGGTGGTAGCTACTTACCCGCTCTCTTTTTATACCCTCAGCGCGGTGATGGTGTGTGTTGGTTGTTGGTGTGCTTGTTGGCCTAGCGGATATCCTTTCGTGCTACTTAGTCAGATTGTCTAACCTTTCGCGATATCGGGTCGTGCTTACCTAGGAATGATTACCTAGAGTGACCCACCTTGTAAAGAACTGCGTCGTTGGGGTGTCCCCCGTTGACATTGTAAAAGTGCAAACATATTTTAGACCCTCCAAATATTTATTGTTAAACTCTTGTTAAAGCTTTTTTACAGCCTCCCTATAAGGATATAGGGCGCGCGTATGCGTGTGTACGTGCGTGCGTATGTGCGCGTATGCGCGTATGATACGAAAACATACGTTAAGAAAAAGTTAAAGTGTATATGTTAAAGACCTGTTAATTTCCCCAAATTTCCACTTTCTCGGGGTGTCTAAGGTGATTGCCTCAAAAACGATTTGATAGGCTAGAATCGCCTTAAAATGGCAGGAAATGTGTTAAAGGAATTTTAACATTTAGACCCATATAGAAGGCCTTCCCTAGGAGAATTTAGGTACAAAATCCTAGTTAGTATATAGCGCGTACATGTGTGCGCGATAAGGGAATGAATTAGATGTTTGAACATTGATATGAGGAGGGAATCTAAGTTAGTTGCATAGACAACTATTTATATTATAGCATCCTATCTATACGTATAATAGCTATGCGCTATCACTTCTATCTAGTTAGTTTATACGATATAACTTGCTGATTTTCAATCATTTCTAGGGGGTACACGGGCTAGGAATTTGAATTTCACCTAGGCGTTATACCCACTATGCATATATAGTTCCCTTGCATGCTTACATACCTCATAACTTGCATGGTCACATATCTCACATAATTTTGACGGAGGGCCGCACGTAAAGTTAACGCTTGACTAAACAGCCGATACGGTAATGCTATAGCTTGACTGGTGTCAAGTTTTTACTATAATAAACTGGACATTTATATAGCGTGTAGTTACAGTATAATATATATAAGAAGGAAACCTTGTAACAGACTGAGAATCAATACGTGTTTTTCAATTTATTGTAAAAAAAATACGTCAAATTGATTTTTTAGTTTCAAGATGACGTATATTTGTTTCCATTTTAAATAAGTCAATGCAAATATATGAAAAAGTACGAATCGTACATACAGAGTCCATTTAGGGTTCTAGGACTAGAGGAGCGTCACTACATTACAAAACACGATGAGGAGGTATGGCAGATGAAAGATGGGGATGACCTATACGCTGTCAGGAAGATACCTAAGAACAAGATGTCACTATCTGACACTTCAGCTTATACAAAGCTGTTTAATGACAACTTGAAAGATTTAATGAATTTAACGGGTACTGGGTTGAGGCTACTGGTTTACGGTGCATGTACTATACGCCCCCTCAGTCAGACGGTAGTATACCATATTCCAGACATACAGGTCTCCACAGGTATATCCTCCCCCAACACGATAAAGGCTGGCATAACAGACCTAATTGAGAATAAGATAATAGCTCAGAAGCTAGGGTCTAATATAGAGTTCTGGGTGAATCCTAATGTATTCTTCAACGGGAATAGGTTGAGATTGATTTAACTGTAAATTTGAGGTATGAAGTACGATATACCACTAGAGTTTAAGCCATTCATGGCATCTGTAAAAAGACAGTGTAAGACATACGGAGTAGAGTTAATGCTAGCACCTGCCAAAAAGATTGTCTTAACAGACGACTTTGAACAAGAGTGTAGCGGATACTTTGACTCAGATGAGAAGGTGTTAGCTGTTGCATGTGGTAAACCTTTCATACAGTGGTTTGAGATATTGATACACGAGTTCTCACATATGGAGCAATGGAAAACAGACCCAAGGTGGGATGAGTGGCATGATTACACTGGGCATACTTGGGGATGGCTAGCAGGCGAGAAGATTATGAATAAGAGTCAACTAGCTAAAGCTTTGGATAAAATGGTGGAAATGGAAAGAGACTGCGAGATGAGGGCTGTTGATAAGATTCGTAAATGGGAGCTACCCATTCCTATAAACAGATATACCAAGAAAGCTAATACATACCTATATAGCTACTACATGCTGCCTGAGATTAAAAGATTCCCTACTGGTATATACTACGATAAGAAACTAGTGGAAATGTCTCCTGAAGGATTTAAGAAGTCCTACCGAAAAGTACCTGCTGACATGGCAAAACACATAGTGAAATATTATTCTAAGAAATAGTTACTTTTGTACATATGAAAAAGATAATTGAATTCTTTAAAAATCTGTTTGGTAAGAAATGGGAATACGTTCCTACTGACTATGTAAAACAGAGTAACTTAACTGCCGAGGAAAAAGCGGAAGTTGAGAGAATAGCAGAAAGTACAATCAAGGCGCTTGATGAAGTTAAAAAGCCTAGAAAGAAAAATGCGCTTAAAAAGATGGAAACTAAAAAACCAGCCACTAAAACAACTAAAAAGAAAAAATAATGCAAATACCTCCAAAGAAAAAAAGAGTAGGCGAAATGGGCAAGCCAGATAATAAAGCAGCTTTTGATAAAGCAATGCAAGAAGAATTCATGTCTAGACCTAAAGGCGCTGTTGGTACTTTAAAGCCAGAAACAAAAAAAGAAGCTGAAGCTAGAGAAATGGGTAAAAGCAAAGAATACCCTGTTAAGCCAACAATTAACGACCCAAGAAAGCCTCGTTTAATAAATGCTATTGATAGAGCTAAAATAAAATCTGCTCTTGATAAATCTAAGAGTAAGTTAAAAAATATGTACTAATATGGATTTAGCTAGAATACATCAAATCGTTGTTGATAAAATGGCTAGACAAGAGCCAACTCCTAAATCTAAAAAAGTAAAAGGAACAGGTCTTTCTGTTTATGGAGGTGGTGTAGAAAAAACTCCTACAGGTAGAAGTAACGCATTTACCGAATCTGGACTTACAGAAGAAACATTGCTTGATTATGCAAGTAGATATAATTTCCCTACTACGTCAAATAAAGATTTTCAGAAAGCTCAAATAGCATATTTGGAATCAACTCCAGAGGGTAAAAAGGTTATTCAAAATATGATGAATAAGTATGGTATGCCAAAAGCTGGTACGCTTGCAGATGGTATATTAGGCGCTAGAACATTTGAGATAATGAATGCAGTAGAAAACATTACACCTAAAGAAGAGCCAAAACCAAAAGAAAAACCTAAGCAAGAAGTTCCTCCAAAACAAGAAGACAAAAAGACTGAATATAGTTTTACATGGAGAGATGACAATAAAGAAGGTGGTCAGGATACTTACTATTTTAAAGATAAGGCTTCTTATGATGAGGCATTAAAAAAACAAATGTTTAAAAACAGAGGTTTTGTAAGTTCTACTAAAACAGGACAAGGTTCAAAAGAAAGAGGAGCAAGTGCTCTATTTATAAACAACCCATTTGTTAATACAAATAAATAAAATGGCAAAGCTTAAATCAGCTGGAGGTAGCGTAAAAATTTCATTCGGTAAGCGCAAAACAGGTGCTGCTAAAAAAACTTATAACAAACACGTGGGTAAGCCAAAAACTTACCGCGGCCAAGGAAGATAATATGAAAGTAAATAAACTAGGAGTAAAGAACAGCTTAGTGAATAACATCAACGCTAAGAAAAAGGCTGGAACATCTAAGCCTAAAAGTAAATCAACTGTGTCTGCTAAAGACTTTAAAAAATTAAAGACAGGGAAATGGTAGAATATAGAGGAGAAAAATTTGCTGGGTACAATAAACCTAAAAATGCTACCGATGGAACGCATAAAAAGGTTGTACTTGCTAAAGAAGGCGATAAAGTTCGTATCGTAAGATTTGGCGCTAAAGGCTACTCCTCTAATTATTCTGCTGAAGCAAGAAAAAACTATAGAAGCCGTCATGCAAAATCTGCAAACGCATCTAAGTTAACTCCAGGATGGTGGGCTTATCATCATTTATGGTCTAAAAGTTCTCAAGTATACCGCTCTGGTAGAACATCTGGCAAAGGAGAACGATTTAAATAAGATACAAATACGAATATCTGCGTATATTTGCGAATAACCAAAGCAAATGAAAGAACTGTACAACAAAATTCGGCCTGTTGGCAATCGCGTCATAGTACTAGTTGACGTTGATGAAAAAGAAACACACTCATTTACAAAAGAAGACGGAACTAAAGGTCAACTTTACATGGCTAACGAGTATTCATGGGATAGCCGTGTCACTAATTTTACCCAAGGAGTCTTATTAACTGATTACAAAAACTTAAAAGCAGGAACACATGTACTGGCACACCACAATAGCATGCGTGAGGAGTCTGAACTTACAGACAAACGTATCCCACACGGTTACAAACTCTTTTCTGTTGAAGGGATATTCGTATATTTTGGCGTAATTGACGGAAAATTAATCCCAATAGACGGATTTATGCTAGCAGAAAGGATATATGTAGAGCAGTCTAGCGTATTTGAGGCAGAAAAAATAAAAATACCCAACAAATTAAGGATTTTAGCAAAGCCTGACTCAATAACAGACTTTGAAGTAGGCGACATTGCTATAACATACATCCATTCAGACTACGAAATGACACATAACGTCAATGGGGTTGTTGAAACTGCAATAAGACTTAGATACTCCGATTGTTTAGCAAAAGAAACTGTATGACCGATAAAGAAAAACTAAAACTGTACGAACAAGATGGTATTGTAGGAGCTTATTATGCTTTAAATAGAAAGCTTAACGAAATAACCAGCATGCTAAACAACACAGACCTATCTGTATTAGAGCTGTCAGATAAGAATGACGGGACTATGGAAAGAGTTATGAAGTTTTTTAATAGCGTAGGTGACATAAACGACGTTATGAAAAAGCTTAAAATTGACAACGCGCTTACTGGTGACGAAGAAAAAGATAAATCAAGAAGCAAGCCTTTAATAGAACAACTTGTTAAATGAAATACATAACAAAGAACAGCACTTGGAAGGAATTATACGAAGCGTACAAGTCTACTAAAGAGGAAGTTCTTAGGTTAAAAAGACTGCACGAAAGCTCTAAAGACACTAAGAGTCGTGTAATTAAAAACAAGAACGAGAAATACGACAAGCTTAGTTACAAGCTGTTTAAAGAAAAGCAAAAGGTATACGGCAAGGACAAACATATAAATAATTTACAAAGGCATATCAGGACAAAAGTTGTACAAGCTAGAAACAGTGCATACGAAAAAGCGCTTGCCAAGGTAAAAGAAAGGGATGGCAGGATTATAGATATGTATACATTCTTAGCTAAGATGAATACAGTTTCTAGTATAACTAAGTTATCTTTAGTAGAATGCTCCTTTTTGCTTTGGGCTGGGACATATAACTTTTATTCTATGAGAGACTTTAAAAGGGATTGCGCAGATATGCAATATAACTTTTATGCTATAAACAATAGGATGGCAAAGAAGGGGTATATAGTAGCTCTTGAGAATAGAGATGCTAGTATAAAGATATTTGCACTAACTGGGACTGGGTTAAATATGTTTGAAAAAATTGACAAGTTTACTAAAAAACAATTTGAGTAATGGCTAAATCAATAGAAGTATACGGAATTAAATATAAGTTTCCAGAAATACCAAAAAGTTCTCTAATAGAAAACTTTGACTTAGATAAGGATGACCAAAAATTTTACAAAATTGATATACCAGACTATTTTGATGAACTAGAATTTGATGAAGAGGGCACCCCTATATACAACGACCAGCAACGTGACTTTGTTATTCAGGAAATGGGTCGCATATACAACGGATACTGGTTTTATAACGATGGAGAGGCAACCTATATTACAGGGTTGCATTATTTTTATTTAAACTACTGGACACTAGAGGATGGCTCAAACCCAGACTATAGAGATGTAGATAGAAAGTATTTCTATTTCCAAGAGCATACAGAATCACTACCATACTGTTTTGGTATAGTAAGGATTAAGAAGCGTCGTGAGGGTGCTACATCACAAGCTACTGCATATCTGGTATGGAAAGCTATAACTAAACGTAAGTCATTCTGTGGTATTATATCAAAGACGGGAAAGGATGCTAGTGATGCATTCGTTTACATGGTAATGAATGGGTATCGTAATTTACCGATATTCCTAAAACCGAGAGCGGAAGATGAAGAGACTAAAACAGAACTTGTATTTAAGAAAAAGAAAGATAAAAAGAAGGCTAAGAGCAGGGAGAAGGGAAAGATATTTGATGATGACATTGGCCTTGAGTCAAAGATTAATTTCAAAAACACTGCCCTTAACTCGTATGATTCTGGGCGTGTTACTGCGCTACTAATGGATGAGGCTGGTAAGTGGCCTAAAGATGTATCTGTTAACCAATACTGGCCTATCGTTAAAAAGACAATGGGTCGTGGTGCTATCAAGGTTGGATTCTGTTTGATACCATCTACTGCCAATGATGCCAAGTCTGGAGGTGAGCCTTATAAAAGCTTATACGACTCGTCTAACCAATTTGAAAATGCGATGACCGCTTCTGGTCTTTATAGATATTTCTGCCCAGCATATGATGGATACGAAGGATTTATAGATGAGTATGGTAAATCTATTATAGATGCACCTACTGAAAAGCAAAAGAAGTTTATATATGAGAAGTTTGGAATTAAGATTGAAATGGGCAGCAAAGAGTATTTGCTATCACAAAGAAAACTAATAACAGATAAACAGCAGTTATCGGAGGAGATTCGTATGAACCCGTTTGATGAAAACGAGGCTTTTATGATTGATTCTAAAAAATGCTATTTTAATGCAGAAAACATATATAACCAGTTAGACTTCCTTAAAGAAGAAAAAGCGCCAATGAGAAGGGTAAGGTTTTTTTGGAAAGACAATAGGACTGTAGACTGGGCTGACGACAAAGAAGGTTCTTGGCTGATACATAAGTTTCCTGCAAAAGACATGCAAAATAAGTCTGTTGAAATTAACGGCTCAAAGTCTCCAGCTAATAATCACATATACTCAAGCGGGATTGACCCATTTAAATCCTCTGTTATTAGCGGCAAGGGTTCAATGGGAACATGCTACGTGTTTGAGAAGCTAGACATGAAAGACCCAGAAAATACGGGTATGCCAGTAGCGGAGTACGTAGGAAGGCCAAGACTTAAGAGTTTGTTTCATGACGAAATGCTAAAAGCATCTGTGTTTTACGGATATAAGGCATGTTACGAGAATGACGTAGGCGATGACTTTGTTGACTATTTCCAGAATAAGGGATTTAAGTCTTATCTATTAAGAACGCCAGATGCTGCTGTTGACAGGCACAAAAGAAGGCAAGGTGGCCCTAAGAAATATGGGGTAGCTTCTGGAGATAGCTTTGCTATGGCTAGGCAGCTAGATACTTGTATATCTTACATAGAGAGTCATTGTAGAAAAATATACTTTACGGATTTACTAGAGGAGTTGCTAGCATATGACCATGAAAACCGTACACCATTTGACCGAAGTGTGGCATTTATGATTAGTCTACTTTCTGGCGTATCTTTGGAAAGTGAAAAGGAGGACATAAAACTTCATTCTTTACCATTAAAAACATATAAGATTACCGTGTAATCTATTTTTGTACTTTTGCTATAATTATGAGCGACAATAAAGAAACATCAAGAGAATTGCTTAATTTCCATTTAGGGAACTCTAAGCTAAAAAGAGACATGCAAGAAGGATTGAAAATATCTAAATTCTTGCAAAAAGCATACAATAGTGGTTACTATACTACTCGTAATAAAAAGTTTGATAAAAATAGAAAGTTTGCAAGAGGTAGACAGCCTATGCAAGAGTTTTTAGATTTGTTAAACGTAGACGGAAAAGAAGCTTTTGTCAATCTTGATATGAAAGCGCCTGCTATAGCTCCTAAGTTTATGCAGGTTATTATAGGTGGGTTTATGAAGAGAGATGAGAAGGTAAAAGCATCTGCAATAGACCCAGTATCAGTAGAAAGAAAACAGTACGATAGAGACGATGCTGAGTTTAGAATGAACTTTGGAGAAGAAGTTAAGCAAATGGAACAACAGACTGGTACTAAGTTAATTCCAGAAAACCAGTATACTCCAGCAGATTATGATGAGTTAGAATTATACTTTGGATTAGAATATCAATTACCAGAAGAGATTTTATTTGAAAAAGGCTGTGATTATGTATTCCATGAAAATGGATGGCCTGTTATCAAGCGTAAGATTTTAGAAGATATAGCAGAAGTTGGATACGGAGCTACTAAAGTAGCAGTAGGCCCTAACGGAAAAATTAATGTAAGAAGAGTAGTTCCAGAAAACGGATTCTACGGATTTTCTCAATACGATGACTTTAGGGATGTTTCATTTATAGGTGAGATACTGTCTATGAAGATAGTGGACATTAGAAATAACTACCCAGATATGCCAGAAGAAAAAATATGGCAAATCGCAATGAAGTCTAAGCAATATACTCAGGCTGTTAAATGGAATGAGATGTTTAGAAGTACTATAGATAGACCGTATGATGATTGGTCTGTTGATGTACTTGATTATGAGGTTAAGACTATAGATAACGTTGTTTATCAAGCTAAGACAAATAAATATGGCAATCTTGTAGCTGTAGATAGAAAAACAAAAACTCCAAATGGTCAAGCTGACAATAAAGAATCTATAGCAAAAGATATGTACGTAATATATAGAGGCGTATATGTATTGAATAGTGACATTATGCTTGAGTGGGGTATTGCTAAAAATATGATTAAGCCTTCTGTTGCAAAAGAGATTGCTGATGTATACTTTAGCTATAGTGTCTACATGCACGAGAACTTAGATTTGGAGAATATGGCTATTCCAGAAAGAATGGAAACGTCTATTCGCCAGATGACTTTAGCTCACTTGAAGATTCAACAGTTAATTGCTAAGCTTAGACCATCAGGTTTAATCATAGATATTGACTCATTATCAGATATTAATATTGGACAAGGAAAAGCCTTAAGCCCACTTGAGCTTCAAGCTATTTATGACCAAACTGGTAATATCTACTATAGACGTAGAACAGAAGATGGAGACCAAATGAATGGTCTTCCTATTCAAGAAGCTCCTAATACTGGAAGTGTTGGTCAGATTCAACAATTGATAATGGTTTATAACCACTATCTAGAAAGACTTCGTGATGAGATTGGTGTAAACGAATATAGAGAAGGTTCTGGAGTTAATCCAAAATTAGGTCTAGGTGTACAACAAGCTCAAATACAAGCATCAAACAATGCTACAGACTTTATATACGATGCATACTTGAACTTGTATCAACAAACAGCATTTAAGATTTCATTATTACTTTATGATTCTGTATTATACGGAGGAAAGCAGTACGAAGAATACTTAAGTCCAGAAGCTGTTAAAGGAAGACAATTTGATGTTAAGATTGAAGTAATGCCAGACGAGAGAGAAAGACAATTCTTAGAGGCTATGATTCAAACTTCATTGTCTGCTGGAGTACTTGACTTTGAAGATGCATTTAGAATAAGAAGTATTAAAAATACTAAGCTTGCTGAGATGTACATGGCAAAGGCTAAAAAGAATAAGGAAAAGATGGAAATGGAGAAGGCGCAAAGAAACTCAGAAATGAATGCGCAAGTTCAACAACAATCAATACAAGTAAAAGCTCAAGCTGATGCACAGCTTCAACAATTAGAGTCTCAAGGTAAATTAAATATTGTTACAACAGAGATGAAAATGAAGCAAGACCTTTCAGAGCAAGAGTTTGTGCAACTAGCATTACTTAAATCATATGAATTAGGAAGACCTCTTAGTGTAGAAATGAAAGAGGTTGTTGATGCATTCTTTGCAAAGAAACAGCAAGCAGAGATGGAAATGCAGATTGCACAACAGCAGCAACAAATGGTACAAGAGCAAGAAGAAATGAACCAAGCTGAATAATTTATATATTTGCATAACATAAAATAAACCAATATGCCAGAAAACGAAACAAATCCGTTTGATATAAACAGCTATTCCAATACGGAAAGCGAGTCAAATCAAACAGAACAAACACAAGCAGAGTCGACTCAAACAGAACCAACACAAGCTGACCCTTCTCAAGTAAATACTGAAGAAGGTGCTACAGCTACAGAAGGAACTTTAGAGCCAGCTCAAACTTCACAAGAGCCTACAAATACTGAAAGCAATAGTGAAGAAGGCAAAACAGAAACTACGCAAAAAGTGATTTTTGAGTGGGAGAATGAAGTAGCCAAAGATATATATGAGAATCTGACTAGCGGAAACATTAGTGAAGTTGCGGATATCTTATATGAACAAAAAGTTCTTTCTGAATTAGATTCTATGCCAGAGTCTGACGTAATTAAGCTTAAGATAGCTTACGATTACCCAGAGTTAAGCCCAGAAGAAATTGAGGAAGAGTTCCAAGCTAAATATGGCATTGATAAGAACTTTGATGAGTCTTTGATGTCAGAAGATGAGATTGCTAGTAAAAAGCGTCAAATTGAGAAGCAGGAAAAAGCGGTTGCAAGAGAATTGAAGAAGGATGTGCGTGAAGCGAAAGATTACTTGCAAACATTAAAACAGGACATTAGTTTTCCAGATATCTTGAGTCAATTTCAAGAGTCACAACAATCTGTTAACACGGATGAAATTGTGAGTCAGTATTTGAAATCTCAGGAAGAAGAACAGTCAAAGGTCTATCAGCAAGCTAGAGAAATGTTTGAAAAAAGCATTGACGAAGGCTTGAAAAGTTTTGAAGGTTTTAAAGTCAATTACAAGGACGAGGAAGTTCAGTTTGACGGCAATTATTCTCTGTCACAAGAGGAAAAGGCAAAACTTCAAAATGATTTGAAGGACTTTGATTTAGAATCTTTTTACGGCCCTCGCTACTACAAGGATGGTAAGTACGATGCCAAGCAAATTGCAGAAGATATCTACTTCTTACAAAACAGAGACAAAATAGTCAACTCTATGGTTACCCAAGCGGTAAGCAAAGCGAAGTCTGATTTGTTGAAGGGTATGAAAAATATTGACTACAGTAACACTCCTAGGACTGCTGCTGTGTCTGATACAAATGATTACGATACTATGGTAAGCAAAATGTTTAGTTTATAACAATTTTAATAAAAGGATAAAAACATTTAATTATGCCAGCTCCATTACAACCAGGTAGCGTACAACCTACCAGCGGACAAGTTACACGTCAATTCGTGTCTGATTTGTCTATTTTAAAACCTCAATATTACGATAAGTTTATTGAGAAGTATGGCTCTCAAAACTACACTCAATTACTTGAGGCGTTAGGAATGAAAGCTACAGTTCCTTCAAGAGAATTCTTCCACTTTGAATCTAAAGGTAAATTACATTCTGCAGTACAATTAAACGGTGGTACATTAACAAATGTTGCTGCTGGTGCTGCTATTGATGTAGTAATCTCTAGTGCATTCGTTGATAACGGAAGGTCTCCATTACGTGTTGGTGAAGTTGTTGAGAACGCTGCAACTGGCGTTCAGTACAAAATCACTGCTGTTGCTTCTGCTACTGCTTGCACAATCAAGCCTTTAAGCGCTGCAATTGACGCAAACACAGATTTAGGTGCTGATTCTACTGCTCACTTGTTATTCCGTGGTATCACAGAAGCTGGTGAAGCATCTAGCAAGTTCAACACTTTAACAGGTTTGACTGAAAAGAAAACTTTCTACACAACTGAAATCCGTGAAGATTTCTCTATCACTGACCGTGCTAAGATTGAAGAATTGTATTTCAATGTAGATGGCCAAGCTTACTATACCTACAAAGGTTTAGATGAAGCTGTTCGTCGTTTCATGAACAACAAAGAATTCAAGTTAATGTTTGGTAAGCCTACAGATAACATCACTGGAACAGTTGGTGCTACAGGTTTAGTTCCTCAAATTGAGGCTGGTGGTCAAACTTATCAGTGGAATGCTTCTTCTAGCGGTTTCACAATTGATGATTTCCATGCTTTAGCTCGTTTAGCTGACTTCAATGGTGGTGCTCAAGAGTATCACTTCTTGATGGATTCTTACTTAAGAACTGTAGTTGATGACGCTTTATTCGCTAAGTACCAAAATGGTGCTATCGTTTGGGCTAACGCAGGTGGTTCTCAAGAATTAGCTGTTAAATACGGTTTTGATTCATTAAAGATTGACGGTACAACTTTCCACTTGAAGAAGTACTTACCATTCAATGCTGAAGCTGTATACGGTGTTGCTCCAACAACAGAGTACTACAAGAACAGCGGTATCTTAATCCCAATGAAAGAGGGAAGAGATGCAGCAAACGGAGACAAGATTCCTTCTTTACGTATCGTTTCTAACGAAGTAGAGCCAGGAAAAGATGTTAAAGTTTGGGAAACTGGTGCTTTGGCTAAAGTTCCAACTTCTGACAAGATGGAATTGAATGTACACCACATGGCATACTGCGGTATCCAAGTGTTTGGTGCAAACCAATACATCAGCGTTAAGAGCTAATTTTAACAAGATAGATATAGGAAACCCTGCCAGTAATGGTGGGGTTTTCTTTTTTACCTATATTTGCATAACACAAAATAACCATTATGGCAAAAGCAATTAAAAAGCAAACAATTGATGCTGAAGGCAATATCATTGATATAGAGCCAACAGCAACACAAATTAGCGAGGTCGTTGACATCGTAGTTGATGCACCTAAAAAACAAGCTAAGAAACCAGACTTTCACGTATTTCAATTAATTCAAACTTTCTATGTAACCACTCCAGGTAAGTTACCTTACCCTGAGAATTATTTGATTAAGAATGAAGACATCATTTTTGATGAAGAAACAGGTACAGAAAGAAATATTAGATACTTAGAAGGAGTTTCTAGTATATGGGTTGAAGACCAAGAGCATCTATCTGAACAGAAAAAACGTCAAAGACCTGATGTAAGATTTGTAAATGGATACTTAAGAGTTCCATCAAACAAGCCTTCATTATTGGAGTTCTTGAAAAAGAGCAACATGAATGTTGATGTAAAGAACAGAATGGCAGGAAGCAAGCCTTTGTATAAAATGCTAGACTTCCAAGCTGAAGAATCAAAGAATATGGAAAAGGCAGAAGTTCGTATGGATGCTATGAGAATAGCAATGGATGCTCCTTTAGATATGATGATTCCTCATGCCAAGTACTTGGGAGTTAAATTCGTAAATGCTCAAAGCGTAGAAAGAGGAGAAAAGGCTATTAGATTTGATTATCTAAACGTTGCCGATAAAAATCCTGATATGTTCATTAAAACATACAATAACCCATTAGTTAAGATTCAGTACGTAGTACAAAAAGCTATGGCTAGTGGACTTGTTGATACCAGCTCTGTAAAAGGGCAAGCTATCTGGGGAGATAGTAAATCATATATTGCACAAATACCTGACGGTAAAGAGCCGTTACAGTTTTTGGCTGAATTTTGCTTGACTGAGAAAGGAAAAGAATTCTACTCTCAGATTAAGCATATAATCAATAATTAAGTCGCTTTGTGTTATATGGTTTCATTGGTTACGCCCTGCCGTTCTCGGTGGGGCTTTTTTTGTTTATATTTGCATTATGACTATAGATGAAGCATACAAAATAGTATCGTACTTGGTAGACAAATATCAAGGTACATATATCGCACCAGATGATTTTAATATGATAATCAATATGGCTCAACACCAATATATTGAATCTATCGTAGATGGCACTGGTAATATTAATAGTAATAATAGAAAAAGCCCAGCTGGATTGATTGTAAATTCTTCGGTATCTGATAGGCTTTCTAAGTTTTATACAGAATTATCACTTGCTGTGTCAACAACTCCAGGTGCTACACTAGGTACTGCTCCAAAACCATCAGGTATGTGGACTGCAACATCGTTAAGAACTTCAGCTAATAGACCTATTAAAAAAATATTTGATGATAATTTAGCTACACACTTAACTAATCCAATAGATGCACCAACTGTAGCAGACCCTATATATATGGAATCTGGAAATACATTTAAATTTTTTCCATCAAATGTAGTAGCTCCTGTGCTAGGGTATATAAGACAACCAAATAGAATGGTTTGGGCTTATACAGGAGACTTAGTTTATTCTGCAAGTGGAGGGCCTTCTGTAATACCAACATCTGGGTCTGCTCAACCAGAGTGGGGAGATGCTGACATGAATGAAATTATTTATATAGCTATAGGCTTAATAGGTATAAATTTAAAAGATGTAGATTTAGTTAGAGCTGCTCAAACAATTAAAAACGAAGGTCAATAATGACTAGAAAAGTACTAATAGAACAAATAAGACGTATGTTGTATGGCGGAGTGCCTACTGACGACGCAAATATCACAGAGAAAGAAATTAATCTGTATATCAATGAGGCATTGGCTTATATGGCTAAGGTAAACTATACAGACTCAATTAAGCTTGATGGTATAGAAACTGTTAGCGATGTATTCTATTTGACATTTAAAAATCTTGCTATAACAAGAGATACTGATACGGGATATTATTCATTAGACCTACCTCAAGTTCCACTTGGACTAGCTAGAGGATATGGTATATCTACTGTAACATTCCCGACATCAACAGGTCTTGCTAAATCACCAATACCTATTTCTGTTAGAGAACTAGATTATATGGATAGCTTGAAACAGCCTCCTAGTAAAATATTTTATTGGGCAGAAGGTAAAAAATTATGGTTTAAAAGCTATACAAACTTAGTTGGAAGATTGGCTATAGTAAGAATGGTTAGTACGGAAAGTTCAGATATGGATGCAGAATTAAATGTTCCGCAAGAATATATAACAGATATTATTAATCTTGTAATGGGGCAGTTAAGACCTAGAAAGGCGACTCCTCAAGATTCAACAAATGATGGCTTAGATAAATTATAATTAATATGGCAAAGGATACTGCAAAATGGGTTGGATTATCAGAGGTAATATATCAGTATATAGACCAAGCTAGGCTATCTAATGCAGACTATAGAAGACTATGGACTATTGGTGTTAGAGGAGTAGAGGAAATGGGTATGGATGTATATGGTACAACAAAAACTGTTAAGTTACCAGTAAATGCAAACAAAACTGTTACCCTTCCATCTGACTATGTAGGTTTTTCTAAAATTGGAATATTTAACCAAAAAGGAGAAGTTGCAGCATTAAGAAGAAACAGAAATCTTAGTTCTTACAAAATAAACCAATTAGATAGACTTACTAGCAATACAGATAGTAGCAATGGTAATACATATAGATTACAAGACTTAGCTTTTGTAAATTATTTTGATGGAGCTAGTTATATAAATATATTTGGAGTGGGTTCTGTATTAAATGCTCCAGGAGAATTTGATGTTGACGAAGAACAAGGATTAATTTACTTGGATAATGAATATGCTTACGAATATGTTGTATTAGAATATATGTCATCTCCAGCAGATGATGTTGACTATAAAATACCTATTCAAATTAGAGAAGCTGTTTTAGCCTTTATAGCATGGAAAGATATGGAGCATTTGCCATTAGGTAGAAAAGCTAGCTTAGGAGACAAACAGCTTAGAAGAAAAGAATATTACAACCAAAAGAGATTAGCTAACCTTAGAGAAAATCCTATAACATTATGGGATGCAAATGAGGTTATCAGAATGGGTACTAAATTAGTAGCTAAGTCATAATATGAGATTTGAAAGAAAGACATTTAGTGGTGTCATGAATCTTGATGACCCAAGAGACACCTTCCCTTCTTCTCATCATAAAGAAGCTAGGAATGGTGTATTTAGAGGGAATAGAGGTCTTATTAAATTTCAGGCAATAAGAGGTAATACAAAGATTACTAATAGTAATTTAAAAACAAACGACAGACCTTAAAATGGGCAAAGAAATAAAAACATTAGATGGTGTCATGAATCTTGACGATTCTAATGATGTCTTACCATTAAATAATCATAGAGAAGCCAGAAATGGTGTATTCAAGGGGAATGCCCCTGAAATGCATTTTACGGCCATTAGAGGCAATATAAAGGTTAACAATACATCTATTATAACAAATGACTGCAAGCTTACTGGAAGCGTTGTATTCACCCCTAATTGCTCGCTAGAAGGCACTGCTGTTTATGTTCCTAAGTGTGAGATAGAAGGTACTGCTGTGCTGCAAGTTAATTTTGCATTATCTGTTACATGTAGCCTAAATGATGGGGTTGTTGTAATAAATGGTATTACTGGAGGTGGCGGAACATATGAGATAGGTAACCTAGCTTATTCCTCTGAGGCAAACGCCTTGGCGGCAACTGGGTTTACAACAGCTACTACAAGAACCTTTAACAATATGCCAGATGGAACTTTTTGGTTTGTTGTAAGGGATAAAAACAATACATCTAATAAGATTGCTAAATCAATAGTAATTGCATGTGATGGGACATCTACAGAATGTAGAAGTGGAATAAATGTAGTTATTAGTTCAGCTCCTGCAGAAGTATTTTACCAAGACTGTTGTGGAGTTTCAAGAAGTGTATCTTATAGCACTGTTGGTAATTATACTATAAGTGATTGTATAAAAGGAGGAAGCGTTTCTAGTCCAGACTCTGGATTTTCAAGTTTTACATATGTTGCAACAGCATGTAATTGTGTCAATTTTAGCACAACTTCAAGTTGTGTTTTAAATGACGGAAAGATAATTATAGATACACTTACTGGTGGAAGTGGTACATATGAAATAGGCAATTTAGCTTATTTTTCTGCAGCTAATGCAGCATCAGCAACCGATTTCACGACAGCCACAAGTCGTACATTTAACAATATGCCAGACGGAAGATGGTATTTTGTCGTAAGAGATAAAAACAACCCATTAAATAAAATTGTAAAATATGCAGATGTTGCATGTGATGGCACTTCAAATGAGTGTAGAGATGGTATTGATGTTGTTATAGGTGCTGGTGGTGTTGAGGTGTTTTATCAAGATTGCTGCGGTGTTTCAAGAAGCGTGTCTTATACTACAGCAGGTAATTATACTATAAATGATTGTATAAAGGCTGGTTCTGTAAGTAGTCCAGATAATGGTTTTATAAGCTATTCATTTAAAACAACTGCATGTAGCTGTGTTGATTTTAGAGTTACTAAAAGTTGTGTGCTTAATGATGGTAAGGTTATTATAGATGACCCTGTTGGAGGTAGTGGTACATATGAAATAGGAAACTTAGCATATGCATCTGAAGCAATAGCATTAGCTAGTACTGGGTTTACTGAAGCTACTACTCGCACATTTAATAATTTGCCTGATGCAACGCTATGGTTTGTTGTAAGAGATAAAAATAATACGTTAAATAGAAAAGCAAAATCTGCCTTACTTGCATGCGATGGGACTTCAACAGAATGTAGAAACTCTGTATCTGTAGTTATCAGCTCTGTTCCTACTGAAGTATTTTATCAAGATTGTTGCGAAACTGTAAAAAGCGTATCTTATACAACTGCTGGAACTTACACTATAACAGATTGTATATTAGTAGGTTCTCTATCTAGTCCTGACTCTGGATTTGCATCATTTACTTATTCGGCTACAACTTGCGAGTGTATACCTCCAGATGCTACTCCAAACTGGGTAGACAAGAACTTCAATGTTTGTATTGATTGCGTTTCTTATGATGTATTTAGAGATGAAAACGAATACTCTTTAAGCTATTTAAAGTACAAGGTAAACGACGTGGTAGGAACAACAACAGCTCCTACTGAAAGTGCTTGTAATACAACAGCAGATTATTCTTCAAATGTAGGCACGTATTATACATGTTCAAGTGGAACTACGACAGGCAATACTGTTTATAAAAACACAAACCCATGTTTTACTGGAAATCAATGGAAGGTAGGTACTACTACTTATGCAACAGACCCATCAAATGAAACTCCTAGTACAGACCCTGTATTGACAGACCAAGGGTATAACACATGTTATCAATGCGCAAATAAATTAGTTTATAAAAACACTAATGCGTGTTCCCCTTTTTACGATTATTACTATGTAAATGGAGATAGGTTAACAACTACTGCCCCACCTGCTGGGTTATGTCCAACAGTGGCAAATTGGGTTGATTTAAACTTTAAAACATGTTATGGTTGCGAAGAATTACAAGTATATCAAAACCAAGCAATTTGTGTAGAAAATTCTTATAAGTATAGAATAGGAGGAACTGGTGGAGTTGTTGTTGATACTATACCATCAAACACACTATGTAATTATGCAGCCAATTGGGTATTAACTGGATTTAATACCTGCTCTTCATGCACAAACTACGCTGTATATAAAGATACAAACGCATGTTCAGATAGCTATAATAAATACAGAGTAAATAACGTTATAGTAGGCACTACAGAGCCTACAAGAGGTAATTGTGTAACTACTGCAGACTGGCAAAATTTTGGAGCTAGGGTATGTATAGACTGTACTTCTTATCAGCCTCAAAAAGACATGAACCCATGTTCTGCTACTGCTAATAATACTAGAAATGTAGATGGAGTTTTGGGTGCAGCTCCTTGTAATACAACCACTGCCAGCTATACTGTTTATGAAGGTATTTTTCATTATTGTTCTGCAGGTACAGTTTATGAAGCACCAGTATACAGTAATACTAATGTATGTTTTAGTGGTGTAAATACAGCTCAATTTAGAGCTGGGACTGAAGGAAGTTATATTTATTTTGGAGTAGGAAGCAATCCTGTAAATACCTACCCAAGCACAACAGCTAATTGGTTTACTGTTCCTATTGAGTCTGAATGGATTTGTAATGGAACTACTAAATATTATAAAGAAGTAGACCTTAATCAATGTTCGCCAACTGGTGGGTCTGTTAGACAAGGGGCTGTTTATGCAACAAATTCAACAGATTGCGGATATGTTCCAATTATTTGCAACTCTTATACTATATACAATCCAGATAGTAATTACGATTTACCTATATATTATAACCAATGTGGAGGAGGAGAAGTTTATGATTCAGTAGGCCCAGGTCAAACTATGTCAGTATGTGCTTCAGGTTCAGTTAGTGGAGGAGGAGAAGTTACCAATAATGGAAGTTGTAGCGTATAATTTGTATCTTTGAATCATTAAATTCAATTTAAAATGGCTCAAACAGTAGACGTAACGCTTTCAGCAAAAGGATTAGATACGGGAAACTTTACATTAACAGCTTTAGATACAGCTGGCGCAGTTGTGTCAGGATGGACTAAAACAGCTGTTGCTTTCACGGTAGGTACTGCTATAAGATATACCGATGTTCCTGATACAGCATTTCAAATAAAGGTTCAGTCAGGTACTGAATACTGTACAAATTCTATTACACTAAGATTCAAAACATAATAAATGCCGTCTACAAATCAATGTATAGGTTCTCATTACGACGAGTTAAAGCAGAGGGTATTTTACTTTAACTATAACTCAGCAGGATTTCATGGTATATATTCTTATGATGTTAAGGCAAATACCATAGCTCCATTATTGATATCATTTGTTGATAGCCAAGAAGATATATTTGGATTTGACCCTAAGTTCCCTATTGCATCTATTAATATACTTTATAGAACCGAAGAGGATGGAGATGTACTTCATTGGACTGATAGAAAAAACAGACCTATGAAGCTTAATATCAGAGAAGCTACTATTTCTGGGAAAACTTATGGTACAGCATGGAAGAAGGATTACTTAACGGTTGCTAGAAAAATGCCAACAAAAGCACCTGTATGTCAATATGGAGATAGTCCAGATGCAGCAAACAACTTAAGAAGTAAACTATTTCAGTTTAGTTATAGATGGGTATACAAGGATAATACTAAATCTACATGGAGTCCTTGGAGTAAATTATTTGCTCCATTAAATATTAGTGATTTAACTGTTGATGCAGACCCTACAAAAAACAATGTAATTAGCGTTACATATAACACTGGCTCATTAGACTGTTCTAAAATAGAAATATCTGCAAGAGAAACTATAGGAGTTACTTTTTCAGATAGAATGATAGTTGCCGTGCTAGACAAGATTAAATTGGATATGCCTAGTGATGCAACAAGAGTGTATAATTTTTATAATGATGGAACGTATCCATTTGCAAGTCAGTCTGAAAGTTTACAGCTTTTTGACTATGTGCCTAAGAAGGCTAATACTCAAGAGTTATTGAATGGGAATATACTTGCTTATGGTGGTATACTTGAAGGAAATACATTTAGCGGAACATTATCTGTATCTAATACGGTTGACCAAGTAGCTCCTACTGCATTACTTGATGTATTAGCTCAGGACTTTGGAAGAAACTGGAAGTATACATTTAGTGGAGTTCCTGCTACAGGCGATAAAATTGATTTGAATTTAACTGTTACAGTTACAAATGATAATGTTTCCCCTGCAGAAACTTTTGAAGAAACATATGGTTATTCATATACAGTTTCTTCTGGAAATACTTTAACTGATATAAAGAATTACTTTAAAGCAGTAATAGATGCAGAAACTAAATTAACAGCGACAGATAGCGGAACTAATGGTATATTAATAACTTATTTACCTGGAGCAATTAAAATAACATGGGATGTTGTAGGTACTTATTATGTTGACTTAACTTCAACTTCAACACCTACAGATGTAAATATATCGGCATATAAACATAGTTCAACTTATAAGTTTGGAATTGTTTATTTTGATGAATTTGGTATTACAAATGGAGTTGTTACTAACGATTCAATGAAGGTTATCACTCCTCAATTATCATCTGCTAATATAGGTATAGCTACTATTAATAATCCTAATATTAATTTTGAAATTAATCATGCACCTCCATCTTGGGCTAAGACATTCTCATTTGTAAGAACTAAAAATTTAACAGTATCTAACTTTGTATGGGCTACTACAAATAAGCTTCATAAAGATGCTGATTTTGCCTATATGGATATAAGTACATACAACGCAAATAAAAACGGATACCCAGCATATCAATATGTAAAAGGAGACCGTGTGAAGATATATGGTATTTTGAATTCAAATACAACGCTTTTAAAAGACTTACCAATACTAGATGTATTGACTGTTAGTCCAGAAGGAGATTCAGCGGTTGGATATTGGTTAAAAATTCAATATTCTGCTGATTTAATGTCAAGTTGGGATACATCAACTAGCACTTATTATATAGAGCCATATACTCCTTTTTATAACTCAAATATAAACGACCAATTTTATTATGAGTTTGGAGAAAATTACTCTATTATAACAGATGCTAATAGTAATCTTGTACATGAAGGGTCTGGACAGAATCAAATAATAGGAGCTGGAGTTAGACCAGCTAAATATACTTTTTATAGAGGAGATGTATATAATAGACAACGAAGCAATAATCACTATGTTATAGATATGTCTGTTTCAGATAAGTTCGCTTCTAAAGTGGATGGCAATGGTAGGACTTTTGTTATAGATGACTACGCTAAAGAAACATACTACCCAACTCTTATAAGATACTCTGGGGAATACGAGCAAGGAACTAATATCAATAATACAAATAGATTTGCTGCTGAAAACATTGATGAATACGATAGACAAAAAGGAGATATTCAAAGACTTAAGTCAAGAGGTCAACAATTAAGAGTATTCCAAAGCAGAGCATGCGGGATAGTTCCTATAGACCAAAACGTATTACAAACAGCAGATGGCGGAAGTGTTGTTTCTCAAAGTACACAGGTATTAAATAAGATACAATATTATCAAGGAGAATATGGTATAGGAGAGCAATTCTGTTCTTTAGCTTCTTCTGCAAATGCAGATTACTTTACAGACCCTGTTTTGGGATGTCAAGTAAGATTATCTACAGACGGCATTACTTCTATAAGTGAAACATATAAAGCTCACTTTTTCCTTACAGATAAGATTACAAAGTATCAAAAAACAAATAATGCAGATAAGTTTGGTAATGGCGGATATGCTAAAGTATTAGGTGTTTATGATGCATTTGAAGAAGAGTTTATAACCGTTATGCAAGGAAGTGGAAGCACTATTCCTGATTATACATTTGGATTCTCTGAGCCTAGGAATGCATATAGCGCTTTTTATGACTACAACCCAGAATGGATTACTGTTGCTGGCAATGTAATTATATCATGGAAATCTGGAGAATTATGGGTTCATAATAATACAACAGCCTATGCTAACTTTTATGGAGTTCAGCAAACTCCTTCTATAAAGCTTGTATTTAATCAATCTCCTAATATAAAAAAGCATTATAATACGCTTACTACATTGGGTAACACAACATGGGTAGCCCCTTTAACTAGCGACATTGTTACCAATATGAATAACAATTCAAAGCTGTTAAGTACCGACTTTAAGATGAAAGATGATAAATATCATGCGTCTTTTAAAAGAGATATAAACAGCACTGGTGGATTATATGAGGGCAAGGTGCTGAGGGGTTCATGGCTTGAATTGAACTTAAAAGCTACAAATCCGCAAAACTTAGTAGATTTGTATTACGCAGAATTAGGAATATTACAACCTTTAAACAATAGATAAAATGGCTCAACAACAAAATACGGCAGAAACTGCTTCAGGCAAAAAACCTTTTTTAAAAACAACTGGAGGTAAGATTGCAACTGGTGTTCTCACTGGTGGATTAGGTCTACTAGCTAGTGGTGCTTTTGGGAAAAGTAAATTAACTAGGCAAATGGAAGAATCTATGAAAGGGATTCAAAATCTTAATTTAGCTCCAGAAATGCAGACAGCTTATCAACAGTCTCAGGCATTGGCTGGACAAGGAATGGATGCTGCATCAAAGCAATTGGCTATTCAAGAAGGAGCTAGAATGCAAGCTGCTGGGCTTGGAGCATTAAGAAGCAAACGTTCTTTATTGGCTGGAGCTCCTGGTTTATATGCTAGTTCAAATGATATGGCATTAAGACTTGCTGCACAAGATGCAATGATGAAAAGAGAAAATCAAATGATGGGCATCCAAACTGGAATGCAATTTGGTCAAGCTCAAAGCGAACTTCAGAAATATAAAACAGAAGCTATATATAACGAACTTGCTGCTAAAAAAGCTAGAAGAGCACAAACATTAAGTGGAATACTTGGCGCTGCTGGCTCTATTGCTGGAGCGGCTTTAGCTGGTGGAGGAAAATAATAAATAAAATATAAATAACCATAATGGCATTAAATTTCTATACACAAGGCATTGATTTTTCTGGACTAGGACAAGGTATTGCTCGTGGTTTAGAGCAGGCTGCAAACATGAGAATGCAGCAAGAGCAAATCGTAAGAAAAGAAATAGACGACTTTAAAAGCACTTATGATACTAATAAAATAATGTCAAAGGATATTCCTTTGTTTGCTAGCGAGTTTGATAATTACAGAAATACTGCTATAGAATATTCTAAGATGAATAGACGTAGAGTAAAACCTAGTGACCTTGCTGCAAAAAAAGCAGAACTTGATGCTGTTAAAGGGAAGTTAAATAAGGTTTATACAGATTCTGCTATGGCTGGTTCTGTTTTAGATGGTCTAGTTAAATATGCTGATAGAATGACTGCTACTGGATATGCGCTTCCAGATGATATGAATAGAGATATCATTAAACTAAAAACACAGCCAATAGATAAGATAAACTTTGACGAATTAAAAGCGCCAACTGCTTATGAATTTGAGGCAAATGAGAGAGATTTAGCAGAATTAGATAGAACACTTGTTGGTATAAAGGATAACAAAGGTGAGTATACTAAATCTGAAGCATTTAAGGTGCCACTAGGAGAGCCTAATAAACCAGGATATCAGGAGATATCTGTTCCAGAAAGAGAAAAGTTTTCAATGAAAGACCCTTATGCTGTTTTAGGTAGAATAAATCAAGCACTAGGAGCTGATGCAAGGATAAAAAATGCAGCTACGGCACAAAAAAATCAATTGATATCATCAATACAAAGTACAGCTACAGATGAAGATTCTTTAATAAAGCAAAAGCTTGCTAAAAATACTGCAGATAAAATACTTACAGCATATCCTGAGCTTAATGGAGATATTGCAAAAGCAACTCCAGCAATGGTTATATCTGCAACTAGAGGTTATTTAGATAGAAATACTTTAGGTACATATGTATCTATGAAAGAGTTTGACGCTAAACTTAAAGGCCTTAACCTTAATATGAAGGATAAAGCTACTTTAGATAGATTAGCTATTGCAAGACAGAAGGCTTTAGGTAAAAACAAACAAGCTAGTGCGTCTATGTTAAACTTCCTAGTACAGACTGGTGGTGAGTTATACAGTGAAGATGAGCTTGCTGACATGGGCTTTACAAAGGCTGAAATAACTGCTGCTCAGAATGCAATGATTAGCTTCTATCAGAGAAGAGGTTACCAGCCAGGAACAATCATGGCTCCTCAATAGGAATATCTAGCCAAAAAATCTTAGATTTGCGTATATAATTCATACGTTAATATGGCTGAAAATACTACAGACGAAACCGTTAATTTCAATAGCGAAGATAATTCTCAAGGCCCTACTAATCCAAAAGATAGAAGAACAGGGTATTCTAGTGTTGGAGAGCTGTTAAAAGCTAACTACATGAATACGCTTAGAAAGGGGGCAACTTCTTTAAAGCCAGTATTTAGAGCAGCCATGGCAGGACAACTTCCTGCTCAAAAAGCAGAAGTTAAACAGCCAGCTCCTAAGACTTCTTTTACAATGGAAGATGTTGCTAAAGGTGCAATGCCAACAACTGCTCAGGTGTCTGAAAAACAGCCAATTCCAGTAGTTAAAAAAGATGCAAAGGTTACAGAAAAACCTGCAGACCTAGGATTACAAAAGTCTAAGTCAAACATAAATACATATGATAATGCTCTTATAGCTGTAGATAATCAGGCTAAAATATATGCTAATCAGTTATCAGCTGATATGCCAATGAGAGATGTATTTATTACACAGAAGAGAGAAGATTTTTTATCTAGATTCAAAGCTGGAGAATTAAGATTAGCCAAAGATGATAAAGGGTTTCCAGTACTTAAGAATGTAATAGATGGCAAGATAGCTAGTTTTTTAGATGGATTTAACGCTACAATTAATACAAACAAAGAAGTAGAAGGATTTGATATGATGGATAAGGACGAGCAGATAGCTTTTATGAAAGGCAATAAGCGAGTTCAGTTAACTACTATAGGAGAGGCTGGAAAGCCTAATAAGGTAAGATATACAGAAATGCCAAGAGACAAAGACCTTGGTACAATACAAACAGAAAGAAGAGGATTCGGAGCTGAAACAGCTGGTATGATGGGTGGTGTAGTTCCAGATATTGGAACTGGTATAGCTGTTAGTACAATCCCAGGACTTGGGCAATTTTTATCTCCAGCAGTTGTCGGTGCGGTTCAAGCTAAAAGACAACAATTTGATAGCAAAAATCAAGCATTCCAAAAAGCAAAACAAAGCGGTTTATCCGATGATGATGCATATGAGGTTGCTAATAACTTTTGGAACAGCAAAGTGTCTTTGATGACTGGAGCTGCAGAGGGTGTTGTTAGTCAATACTTAGGTAGTAAAATATTAAAGAAGTTTTCTGAAATAAAGCCCGCTAGAGAGCTTAAATCTTTTGGACAAGCAACTAAGGCATTCTTAAAAGATGCTGCCGCAAATGGCAAGGAATTATCCTTATCTGGCACTTTAGATGGCGCTGTTGCATATTCCATGGAAAAGATTAGAGGTGGTTCAGATGAAGCAGCTGAAGAGCAGTTTAAGGCAGAGTTTTTAACTCAGCTAGGATTTGCTGCTGTCGGTGGTGCTATAGCTGTTCCTAAGTATGTAAAGTCATATGCTTATAACGCTATATCAAATTTAGATAATCAGACTATATATAATAACATGGTTGCTATGGAGCAATCAGGTTTAGTTCCAGAAGGTACTGCTAAGAAGTCTGTTGAAGACATAGATAAATTCAGAGAAGCAAAAGGCAAGGTGATGGTATCTAATCAAGATGCTGTTCCTACAGTTGCTGGATTAACTATAAAAGCAGAAGGTATACAACAAAAAATAGCTAATACTCCAGAAACAGACCTACCAGCACTTGCTGCGTTAAATGCAGAGTTACAAGATGTTAATGGTCGTATCGCTAGAGCGCAAGTATCAGAAGACCCATTATTTGAAGAGGTTGACGACAAGACAGGATTAAACATTAAAAACAAACAATATGCCACTCAAGAAAGCACAGACCAGCAGCAAGAAATCACTCCAGAAGGCAATATCATCCAACGTGAGGGAATTGAAGGCCAGCAAGACCAAGCGACCAATGAACCAGATAATCGCTATCGCAATTTCGGCAGCAAAACGCAAGGACAAATAGTAGTAGTAGATGCACAAAATGCAGATACATCTACAGTAGAAAACCCTAAAACATTTGGAGATAGGATTATAAACTATGCATCAAATGTAGTTTCTGCTCTTAAGTCTATTAATCCAGGTGTTAAAGTAGTAGTAGTCCCATCTGCTCAGCAATACGGGGACATACTAATACAGCAAGAAATTGATAATGGATATAGCGTAAGTAAGGATAAGGAAGGTGATTATAGAGCTTCTAATGGAGCATTTGATAGAGTCAATAATACTATATATCTAAATGGAGAAGTGCTTGGCAAAAAGAATAAGACTTCTACAATATTCCATGAAGGAGCACATCCTATCATTAACATGATTGCACAACAGAATTCAGAGGCTGTTGGTCAAATGTATGACCAGCTTAGAAACCTAAGTGAATCTGTTGATGGTGTTATGGATGTACTTGCTTTTGGTGATGGGTATGCAAAGTATGGTGATGATACAGTGAAATCAGAAGCTATTGTAGAATTTATAGCAAGAGTTGCTGATGGACAAATTGAATTACCAGCAGACCAGCCTATTGTGATGAATAATATCCTTGATGTAATTAAAGGATTCTTAGAAATTATTGGATTCAATTCAGATATACAATCTATAGATGACTTAAAGGCTGTTGCTGCTAAGATTAAAGAAGCGTTCCAGACTGGACGTGAAGTGGTGATAGTTAGCGAGACAAGTGGTTCTGCTACAGAGGCTGGATTGACATCTAACCCAATAAAGATTAATGCAGGTGGCATACAGCCAAATGGTAGAAAGGTAAATAAAGAAGGATTAAACTTAGAGATAGCAGAAAGAAACTTTGACGAGAAGTCTTTGAGATTTATAACAATGAATGACCTTGATGGTGCAAACGCATTTATATTTGCTGCAGACAAGGCTATATCAGCTATCGTTAAATCACCTAGTGGATACGTTCATGAGTTTAATGGTGGTGTTGCATACTCTTACCAAGATGGTACTGGAGTATGGGCATTTACAACGAAAGCTGCTGCTCAGAAGTTTTTAAATAGAGCAAAAGAAAGTGATGGCATTGGTCTTATCATGTCACAGAAAGAAGAGGGTATTACTGGAAGTTATGACTTCTATGGATATATGATGGGAGAGTTTTACAATGCAGTAGATAAAGGTGTTCCAGAAAAAGATTTAGTTAAATATCTTGATGCAAAGTTGGATACTAACGTATCAACTGGAGTAACATTTAGACAACTACTTGCCGATAAAGGGAAAAAGACAAGCATTGAATCTTTATCTGATTTAGATGGATTAATGCCAATAGAAGGAGCTGGTAAGTTTAGCTATGACCAAAGAGGCGGATTTACAAAGAAAGTGTTTAGCGCATTTACAGAAAAGAATTTTGGGATACCAAGACTAGAAACAGCGCTTGAAATATCAAATGAGCCAATGCTTAAAAATGCAGACTATGGTGATATTGTAGCTGCTATACAAATAGATAAGAATAGCCCAATTATAGATACTAGAACAGACGATAGATTTAAGAATCATCCGTCTTATCCATTTATTGTTACAGGTCAACCTATAGGAATATTTGAAGATTTTTACGATGTAAGAAAAATTGCTCCTGATTTTGTTCCAGCTTCTAAAGAAGCAAACCAAACGCCATTAGGACAAAGAGCTAAGCCACAAGCAGCTAAGTCTGCTATGGGTGCTCAGCCTATTGTTAAACTAAGCTCTTCAATGGCGCTTCAGGTAGATAATGGTATAAAGTCAGATAGGTCAAGTGGCACTACTCAAGTTGCTACTACAACTGGAAGCTATGTAAAGGCTGCTAATATAGCAAAGTCTTTAGGTGCTAAGTCTATTTTAGATTATGGTGCTGGATTAGGATTAGGTTCTGATGCTATGTCTGATATAGTTCCTAATGTTGAATCTTTTGAGCCAAATCCAGAAAGATGGAAAGGTAAAAAACAGCCAGCATTTACTAGCAGTGCTGATATAAATAAAACATACGATGCTGTTGTAAGTTTAAATGTACTTAATGTAGTACCTAAAGATATTAGAGATGCAATAGTTAAGGATATATATAATAAGCTTAATAACGGAGGAAGTGCAATAATTTCTTCTAGAGGATGGACTGGTGATATTAATCTAGCTAAGAATGCAGAGAAAGGGCCAGAGCCTAAGTCTGCTATAATTAAGAGAAAAGAAGCTGGTGGTATTACAGATGTATATCAGAAAGGTTTTGATGGTAACGAGTTAGTTGAATATGTTTCTGATTTACTTGGAGATAATGCAACAGTAAAAAAAGATAACTCATTTGGAAAGGCTGGTGTAGTTGTAACTAAAAATGAAGGTTCTTTACAACTTGAAAAAGCAGAAGGTAAAACTAGAAAGTCAGCTAAACAAACAGCTAAAGAGAATGCTAGAACAGAAGCAGATGCTATATCTTCTTTTGAATACAATATGAATGCGACCACAAGAGCGCAAGAGTCTGTATCAAATACAGGCATTATAAATAAATTAAAAAATGCATATAAGAATATAAAACTTTTAGGCATTGAAAACCAAACTTCAGTTAGAAAGCTGTTTACAGAGGCTGGTGCAACTGGAGCCTTAGCTGATGCAATGTTGACTACATCTAGAGGATTTGGAGCACAAGCTGCATTGGCTACAGAAGATGTAATAGATGCTGTATATAAAGGACTTTCTGATAAAAAAGATTTATCATTTGGTGAAGGTAAAATTAAGTTTAGCGAGGTTGATTTACTTAATCAAATTATGAACATGCGCAGAGTTGTTGCTGTTCAGAATATGGTTCAAGATAAATTTAATGAGCTACAAGCAATGCGTGCTCAGATGAAAAAACTTAGAAGTAAGGCTAAGAAAGAAGCACTTCAAGTTAAAATAGACGCTGCTGTAGAATACTTAGAAGATAGAAAAGTATTAGGTAAAAAATATAATCCACAGAAAAAAGAAACTACAGAGTATTTACAGAATTACCAAGTTGGTTCTACTATAGATGCAAATGGAAATAAAGTTCCATACAACGCTGGTATGGCAAGTAAGCAGTTAGAGACTATTGAAAGTGCTTATCCTGAATTTGAGAAATTAAACGAGCGTGCAGATAAGATGTTTGATACTTATAGAAATATCATGAAAGAAAAACTTGATAATGGATTAGTATCAAAAGAAACTTATGATATGTATATTAAGTACGATTATGTACCTATTTCATACATTGATAAAATACTTAAAGAGCAAGACCCAGACTACGCTAGAGTAATGTCTAAGAATCCAAATCAGCTTAGAAAGTCTGTTTTGAGTGGTGGTGCTGATGGTGATATACTTACAGACTATGAAGCTATATTCCAAGTGTTTGCTACAGGTCACTATAAGAATGTTTCAAATAATAGAGCAGCTACTCAGCTTGCTAATTTTGCAGAACAGAATCCAAATAATGGTTTGGTAGAAATAGCTAGACCAGTAGTAGATGAAGATGGTGATGTTGTTTTAGATAAGGATGGTAATCCAGTCTACAAAACAGCTCCTGAAGGAATGTCTTACGTATTCTTTTACCAAAACGGCCAAAGAAATGCAATCCTTGTAACGGATGAAATTGCAGACCAATGGAATGCTAGATACAGTCAATCTGATGAAATAAATATATTAGCTAACATAACATTTGCTAGCTTAACACAAAAGTTACTTACTGGTAAGAACCCAGGATTTGGTATATTCCAGATGATTGCGCTTGACCCATTAACAGCTGCTGTTGCAACAGATGTATTCTCTCCTTCCGTGCCTGTAGCTTATGCTCAGATTGCATTAGGTGGAGTTGATACTGTTGGATGGAAAGGTTCTATTAAGCAAGTAATTGGAAGAGGTGATAAGTATAGACTTGCAGCTAAGTGGGGAGCATTTACTGAAATGAATGCTGGAAGAGAATTAGAGACATCCCTTTTATCAAAAGATATAGTAGATGGTACTGGATACGAAAAGCTTATAAATACAGCTAGTCAATATAGCTCAAAGCCAATAGAATTTATAGATAAGTTGATTGACAAGACAGGGCTTGGTAAAGTTTCTGACGTAACAGAGAAGGCTACTAGACTTATTATATTTGATAGAGCTAGAAAAGTATTTGAAGAAAGGTTTGAAAAAGAAAACAAGAGAAAGCCAAGCAAGGCTGAGTTGGATGAAATATACGCAATGGCCGCACATGAGGCTAGAAGAAGTTCTGATTTTGCTAGAGGTGGAAGCCTTGTAAAGCCAGCATCTAGACTTATTATATATCTAAACTCTACAGTTCAAACTGGAGTTTCTGTAATCAATCAGATTAAGAAAAATCCAGCAAGAGCGATGTATCAGATGGGAGAGATGCTTGCTATAGGAGGTCTATTAACAGCTTACAGTGCAGGAGTTATGGATATGCCATGGGAAGACGATGAAGAAAAAAAGAAAAAGAAAGCTGCATGGGATTCATTGTCTGAATATCAAAAATTAAACTACTTGAATATATATGTTGGAGGAGATGCTCCTGAAAGACAGTTTATTAAAGTTCCAATGCCCCCAGTATTTAAAAACTTCTGGGTTGCTGCAATGATGGGATTTGAATCTAAGCGCAGTAAAAATATATATACAATAGCAGACTACTTAGCTGCTATATCTAACGCAAATCCTTTTGGAGATATAACAGAAATACCAGCTAAACTACCTCCAGGCGCTGCTGCTTTATTAGCTTATAATAACCTAGATATATTTACTAAGAAGCAAATAGTTACAGACGAAGCAGGTATTCCAGATGATTACGAAGGCGCTATGGATGAGGCTGTTGGTGGAGTTTATAAAAAGATAGGTTCTTTGACTGGCACTTCTCCAGCTAGATTACAGGCTGCAGGGCAGAAGATATACGGTCAGCCAGAAAGAAACCCTCTTATCTATATTCCTAAGATAGCATTTGAAACAGCTGTAGAACTAGCAACTGGAGCTCCAATAACGCTTAAGGAAGGTCTTGAGAAAGACTGGAAAGGTGCTATTTTAAATGGGTTATCATTACAGAAGAGACTATTTGCTGGAACTCCTAACTACTACCAGACTAGAATTATGATGGATTACGAGGAGATTGACTTCTTAAAATCAAAGGCGCATGCTGCATTGATGAATAAGGATACAAAAATGTATGACAAATACAATGCTGACATAGCTTCTAAGAATAAAGAGATACAAGGCACACTTAATGTAGTAAATAAGAATTACCCTAGCTTATATGAAAGACTTGTAAAAGAATCTGCAAATAAGGCTGGTGGGCTTAAATACGACCTTTCTCCAAATGTAGCTAAGGCAACTACTGATAAGTATATCAAACAAAATTATGACCAACAGGTTTACGAAGCTTATAGAATAAATGACCCTAAGACTAGAGCGAAGTATATATACGATAAGGCTAAAGAGATGGATAAGAAGGAATCTCAAGAGTACTTTGATATATTATACAAGCTTAGAATCATGAATGCTGACAACCCTACTGGCATACAATATATGAAGATATTGAAGACAGAGAATAAATAGCTGTTTTTAGGTATATTTGCATAAACATTTCAATATGCCTTTTATTACTTCAATTACAATTACTCAGGGAGCAGATTGTAGTCAGTTTATTATAAATGATGCCTCAACATACAATGTAGAAGGCACGGGTACATTCTCATTGAGAAAATTAACAATTCAGAAATCTGATGGCACTTTCCTTGTTTCAGGTGGTGTAACATACAATAACTACACGTGGCCTTTTGCTGCAGGCAATTCAATTACAATGACAGGTCTTGACAAAGACTATGCATATAACGCTACGCTGACATTAACATCTAATGCGCCTCAGTCTGGTAGTGTATATACAAAGAATGAAAAGCCAGTATTGGTTTGTTTCATTATGAGTTCTTTCTATTCTAATGCGCATAAAATGGCTATTAACCCAGGACTAGAGAAAGACTTTAAATTTGTAAAAGACGTACAGAGATTATTCATAGAACAAGAATCAGCTAAGAAAGCTGGAATAGATAGTGACACTGGTGCTGCTCAAGCTTGTCTTGACAGAGGTAAGACTATATCTGACAACCTTAAAATAGGATACTAAAATGGGCTATACACTAGGTCAAATATCAGATGTGCTATTAAAGGCAGACAAGACCTTGTACAGACTTGGTGCTGATGCCTATAATGACATGTTTGCGGAAGATAGCGAAACACTTGATTATGAAAGAGATATAATCTTTTTATATAAAGTAGCTGTTGATTGGGCAGACCAATTCTATGTTGGAACATCAAATTTAGATAAGATTGTAGAAGTGTTAGAGGCTAAGTGTAATATATACGCATACGGAAAACTAACTCCACTATACTCTGATATTGTATTTAATAACTCAGTAAGCTCTGTTTCTCCATACTTCTTGAAGGCAACACCTTTAGTTTTAGGAGCAGGAATAACTGGCTCTTCTGATTTTACTGGCGCTAATGTAATAGTTAACCTAAACTATGCGTATATAAAAGAGCAGGTAAGAGACTACTACTTACATGACCAACAAACTGCAAATGCTACATGGACTGTAACTCACAATATGAACAAATACCCTTCTATAAATATCGTAGACACAGCTAATGATATTATCATGGGAGAGGTTAGATATAATTCTTTAAATCAACTTACAATAACTTTTACTGCTGCTGTTAGTGGTAAAGCATACTTAAACTAGAAATAAAATGAAATTTCTTACCAACATTGACCTAAACAAAAACCAGATAGTAAATGTCGCAGTACATAACAATGCTGGTAATCCATCTAGTCCAGTTCAAGGACAGATTTATTTTGATACCACTAATGGTGTTAAAAAGTTATTCCTTTATAACGGAACAGCTTGGATTGACTTAACTGGAGATATTACCTCTGTAGTTGCAGGTGCTGGTTTAACTGGCGGTGGCACAGGTGGTGATGTTACACTAGATGTCAATGTAGATAATGCTACAATTGAGATTAACAGCGATATTGTAAGAGTAAAAGACTTAGGTGTTACAACAGCTAAATTGAATGATGGCGCTGTTACAACTATAAAGCTAGGTGATAATCAAGTTACACTTGGTAAATTAGCTCAGATTGCTAACTTAAAAGTTTTAGGTAATGTATCTGGAGCTTCTGCAAATGTTGCTGAAGTAACAATCGTTACTGACTTAGCATCTGCTAGCTCAACAACACTAGCTACATCAAGCTCAATTAAGTCTTACATAGACTCAACAGTAGGAGGACTAGGTAACTTAGAAGGAGCATGGGATGCATCTAGTGGTTCATTCCCAGTAGGTTCTACGCCAACAGCAGGAACTAAAGCTGGTGATTACTGGTACGTTTCAGTAGCAGGTACAACAGGTGGGGTTGCATTTAATATTGGTGATGTAATTATCGCTAAAGTAAATTCAGCATCTACATCATCTGCTGCAGACTGGATTCAATTAGAAGTAAATAGAGACCAAGCTACAGAATCTGTTTTAGGTGTATCTAGAATAGCTACTCAAACAGAAGTTAATACTGGAACAAACGATACAGCTTATGTAACTCCTCTAAAGTTAGTTACTTACTTAAATAACGCTGTTGGTGGATTTGCTGCAAACGTAGGTAATGCAAGTGCAACAAGCTTTGCTTTGACACACAATTTAGGAACAAGAGATGTGACGGTTTTAATATATGACAATGCTACATACGAACAAGTTTATGCGGACGTTGTAATGACTTCTACTACGGTAGTTACAGTTACTTTTGCAATAGCTCCTTCATCAAATGCGTATCGTGTAGTAATTAAAAAATAATAAATGGCTAATAAATTCTTAAGTGGAATAAACGTAACTGGTACTACTACCCTTAATACGGTAGCTAATGCTGGAACAGATACTGACAAGTTCCTAGTGCTTGATGCTTCTGGAAATGTAGACTTCAGAACTGGAGATGAATTGTATGCCGATTTAGGAATAGGTTCTTTGCCTGCTGGTTTTACATCAACTGTAAAGCATGCTGTAAAAGCTGGTGTGGCTTTAACAAAAGGACAAGCTGTTTATGTTACAGGTGCGGATGGAACAAATATGATTGTTGGCAAAGCGTCCAATGCATCAGAGGCTACATCTTCTAAGACAATGGGTTTAATTGAAACTACCTTATCAATAAATGGTATAGGCAATGTTATTACAGAAGGCTTGCTTACTGGATTAGATACTACAGGAGCAGCAGCTGCTGGAGACCCTGTATGGCTAGGTACTGATGGAAATTTAATATATGGCTTACTTAATAAACCTTATGCTCCTGCTCACTTAGTATTTATTGGTGTTGTAACACGCAAAAATGCTAATAATGGAGAGATTTTTGTAAAGGTGCAGAATGGTTTTGAGCTTAAAGAGATTCACGATGTTGATTTAATTACTACTACTCCTATCAATGGTCATATCTTAGGATACAATGGAACATTATGGGTAAATAAAACAATCGCAGGATGGTTGGGATTTACGCCTGCAGATGATTCTTTGGTAGTTAAATTGGCAGGAGCGCAGACAATCACAGGAGCAAAATCATTTGATTCCCCTATTACTTTAAATTCTGGTATTGGATTTTTGAATGGCGTAATGCCAAATATTACAAGTAATTTATATTCAGGTATTGGTGGAAATAGCAATGGTATATCAATAATAACAAGACCTGTATCTACAAATTATACTAATAATTTATATTTTGCAGCAAGCAATAATTCATTTACTTTTCCTAATGCAACAGGTACATTAGCTTTAACAAGTGATTTAACTGCGTATGTACCAACATCTAGAACATTAACTATTAATGGAGTAACATATGATTTATCAGCTAATAGGTCTTGGACTATAGAGGCTGGTGGTACATCTGCATCTACAAGAACTATACAGAAGTTTACTTCTACTGCATCACAAACTACATTTACAATTACTGGCGGATATACTGTTGGTATGGTAGATGTATGGGTGAATGGTTCTAAATTAGATAACGCTGTTGATTTTACAGCATCTAATGGTACAACAGTAGTTTTAACTGATGCTTTAACAGCTAATCAGATTGTAGAGGTTTATAAATATGGTTCTCAGTTTATCGTAAATAATGGATTAAGACAAAAGACTTTATTCACTGCAACAGCAGCACAGACTACATTTACTGTAGCTTACTCTGTTGGTTTAGTGGATGTGTTCTATAATGGTTCTAAACTAGATGACTCTGAGTTTACAGCTACAAATGGTACTTCTATCGTACTTGGTACAGCATGTGCTGTTAATGATAAGGTAGAGGTTATAGCGTTCTCTTATAATGTAAATGGGTTTACAGGAATAGGTGGCTCAGGTACTATAAATAATATACCTAAGTTTACTGCTGCTGGAACAATAGGAGATAGTGCAATTACAGATAATGGTACTACTGTTACTTTAGTTTCAAGAGCTTTAAGTGGTACAAGTGCTAGTTTTAGCGGTGAGGTTAATGTTGGTACAACAAGTGGATATTTGAATGTTGGAACTAATGTTAATTCTGGATTTAAGACATATATAAAAGCTGGAGCAAGTGGTATTTTATTAAGTGCTGGTACAACCTCAAGTGATAATACATTATTGATTCAAAATGCTGCTGAAACAACAACGCTATTCAATATAAAGGGAAATGGTAATGCTACATTCACAAATACAGAAACAACCTTAAATTTTAATCCACAAACAAGTTTGTTAGCAGGATATAATTATTTAAATTTTGGTGGTGGTTCTATAATGTATAGAAACGCAACAGATGTCTATATTGGTTCAAATGCAAAATATGGTTCAGCAGGAACAATAGTCGCCAACTATACATCTGCAAATGGAATGGGAATGCTTAGTATAGATGGGGCTGGGTTAAGATGGCAAGGTGTTAATGCTTCAGTAACGGCAGGTACAGCATATTCCGTACCTACAAGATTTTTTATTAATGGTGATGGTTATGTTGGGATTGGAACTGGTAGTAGTCCTGCAACATTCTTGCATGTTTTAGGTACAAACACTTCAGCAAGAGGTCAATTATCAATTCAATCAAATGATGTATCAAATGCTGCAAAAGCAACTTGGTATTACAATACTACAAATCAAGGAGAAATAGGAACTACAAGTGGTAATTTTTATGGATTAGCTTTAAATGATTTTGAATTTTATGCAGGTACAAATAATGTAATGAGATTGCAAGGTAATTCAAGAAATGGAACTTTGGATTTAAGAGGAAATTTAGTAAGTTCATTTACTGGATTTGGTGGAACAATAAGTGCAGGTGCGTCTTGGTCAATGACAATTAACCAAGTTTTATATGAATTTGAAACATCATATATGGTTGACGTTATTGGATTTTATGCACCTGGAGGTGTAAATATTCAGGCTTGGGCGACAGGGATAATACATTTTGCTGCTGATGGTGGTATGAATGGAGCTAATTATGCTAATATAACATCTAATGGGTTTTCAATTAGTGTATCAGGTACTAACGCAGGTGTTTGGACTGTTACTTTTACAAATACATCAGGTTCATCAATGAGCAATAATAATGCAAGAATAATCAAATTAAATAGAATGAATTAATATGGAATTTAATACACTAATAACACACTTTGACATCTATCCTTCAAAAGACACATTAACCAATGTAATTAAAAAAGTCTATTGGAAAGTAGAATGTATTAATAATGGTAAATATTATTTTGAAACAGGAGAGTATTTGCTTCCAAGTGCAAGTGGTAAAGACTTTACTGCTTATGATAACTTAACAAAAGAACAAGTTTTAGCTTGGCTAGATGTTGATTTTGAGCAAGTAAAGGCAGACTTAGAACAAAAGATTGATGCTGAAAACAATCCAACAATTAATTTACAATTGCCTTGGGCTGATTTATCAGATGCTCCAGATTTGCTAAAACCACTAATTGAAGAATAAAATAAAAACAAAAGTAAAATGCCATCATTAAATACAGGTAACGCAATATTATCAAATGCAATAGCAGTAGATTCATCTTATAATGTAGGTATAGGAGGAGCAGCTTCTGGTACAAATAAGTTACAAGTAACAGGAATAGCATCTGCAAACTCTTTTATACCAACTAGCTCTACTATACCTTCTAATGGTATGTATTTAAGTGCTGCAAATACTTTAAATTTTGCTACAAATACTACAAATAGACTTACCATATCCTCATCAGGTATTGTTGGAATAGCAGCAACGCCAAGTGCGTGGGGTGATTTTAAAGTTCTTGAATTTGCAAATGGAATATATCTTGGTACATACACACCAGCAGGGCAAACAATGTATCTTGGTGCAAATAATTATTTTAATGGTAGTGATTTTATTTATAAAGTTTCAGGATATGCAACAAGGTATCAACAAGCATCAGGAGCTCATCAATGGTTTGTAAGCACTATTTCAGGAACAGCAGGTAATGTTGCGAGCTTTAACCAAGCAATGACCATAACCTCAGCAGGTAATGTAGGTATAGGTGCAAATCCAAGTAGTTTTGGTGGGTATCTTAACACTACATTACAAGCAACTGGTGCAAGTGGAGTTAATTTAGATTTTAGAACAAGTGGAGGTACAAGAGAAGGTGTTTTATTATTGTCAAGTGGTACTGAATTTTCATTAATAGCTGCAACTGCTATACCATTAACATTTAGAACAAGCGATACAGAACGTATGCGTATCACAAGCGGTGGTAACGTTGGAATCGGAACGAGTAGTCCAACGGCTTTATTACATTTAGGGGTTGCAAATGCAGCAGTAGATGGAACGAAAGGTGTAAAAATAACAAATCCTGCTGGTACAACAGTGATGCTTGAGTGTGGAGTTAGTAGTGATTCTTTTGTAGGAACAACAAGTGCAAGTGATTTTAGTATAAGAACAGGCAAT